GCGGATGCCGATCCCCTGGGGTATTTCCATCAAACGTGACAACGACCAACGGGTCCAAATTCGTGTTGGCAAAAGAGTCCTGCCACCAGGCCCCAGTCCTTTGCTCCCAGAAAAGGTGCGTGGTCACCGCCGGCCCAGCCAAGGCCGTGATGAAAACGTGCAAGCCCTGGAAGCGGTCGTTCCACAAAAACACGATGTTGTTCGCGCCCGTGTCGATGTTGTTGACCAATTGCTCGATGGGCTGGCTGATCCTTTGCGGCGCTGAGCCGGGCTCGATCATGTAGATGCCGGTCTTGTTCGACATGAAGTAGAGATTGCCGTAGGGGTCTTTGCAGAACGCTTTGCCCCAGGCCATGCCGATGTCCGAACTCACGAGGTCGATCTGCCCGCCGGCCATCGGATCGCCGGAGAAGCGGTAGATAGAGTGGTCGCCTCCCATATAGAGCACGTCGTCGGTGTAGGGAACAAGAGCGGTAAGAACGTCGCCAACGAAACCTGTGGGAGCATTGTTGCCGGCAATGGCCTGAGCGGGCGATGGGGAGAGAGGCGAATAGTCGAAATTGGTTGCATCGTTCACCTTGCTCATGAACCAATCTTGCGGATCGTCGATCAGCCCCGAGAGCACAATCCTACCGCGCCAGGTCGCGATCAGGCGCGGCGTGTTGTTCTTGTCATCTACCGGCAGCGCCCCGCCCGAGGGAGCCCAGGTGTTGACCGTGCCGTCATTCGGGTTGAAGTAGCACCAGTTGATCCCGTCCGCAAACCAGAGTTTCTGGTTCAGGGCCGAGGAGTAGATGATGCCGGTGTAATTGAGCGGCGGGTTCAGTCCGGTATTGTTGGTCGCCTGGGTCCAAACGATGTCGCCGGAGTTGGCGTAGAACACCTGCCCCTGGCTCACCGTGACCAGAGTAACCACGCGCCCGGACTGGCTTATCTGTGCCATGATGGAACCCGGCGGCGTGCTGGTTTCGACCAGCACATTCAAGTCCTGTAGAATCCAGCCCGCAATCACTGCTGCCGGAATGTACTTCACCAACCCTGGCCTGCTTCCCCCGCGAAAGCGCTGGCTGCCGGCATCAAACCCCCGCACGTTCAAACCAGCCCTGCACGTTCGGCCCCAGAGCTGGTTCAACATCTGCTTGGGCAGTTGCCGCTGGAAGCCGCTGGACAGATCGATGCCGGCCGTGGGGAAGCTCAAGTCCTGGAACTTATCTGTCTGAGCTAGGCTCGGACTGGCGGGCATGCTTCACCTCACGCTGGTTTGAAGGAAGCGCCAATGCCCTGCCAGTTGGCGTTCTGGCCCGCAGTCACAATTCCGTCTTCAGCCGCGTCCACGTCAATATGATCGGCCACCACGATCCGCGAGTAGGGGCTTTGCGGAGGCGTCGGGTTCGAGCGGATCTTGTACGGACTGGCTGAGAAGGTCTGGCCGTTGATGTTGTAACTCGCAAAGACGGCCAAGATCATTTCATTGCGCGGCGACAGCGGCAGAGTCACCGGCACCGATCCCGTATCGAAGGCGCTCGTTGTTCCGCTGTTGGTGGAAACCGAATCTGCCGGCGAGGACGGAGCGAATCCAGAGTATTCGAGGATCGCCTGGCTATTGTTCTCAAGCGTGGTGAAGGCCCCAGGGAAGACCGTGAAGTTGACCGTGTTCGCTCCCGGCCCGTGCGTATTGACGGTATAGAACAGGTAGATCATCAGGTCGTTGAAGATCCCGGCGAACTTATGGGCCAAGAGAGTGTAGGTGTTGCCCAGCGTGTCCGAGACGGTCGGCGTAGGATCGGTTTCGTCGATCTGCCCGTCTCGCTCCAGGGCGCAGATCAAGAGACTGTTGGCCTTGACGTTTCCGGGGAATGCCAGCCCAGCCGTATAGGAGGCGTTGGATTCATCGCCGAAGGGCCGGAAGCGGACCACCGAAGCCTGCTGCTCGAAAGTCCGCAGCTTTTTCCGCTGGGTGTTGCGGTTCGGTCGCCGTCCCCAGCCGCCGCGCCGGACCTTGCGCCGGCGCACGTGCCAGCGGACGCGGTGATCGTTGGGGTCTTGCGTGTCGCCTGTCCCCGGATCGGACGGGTCATCTACGGCATCGCTGTCCGTCGAGTCGATGTCGTCGAGCCCGGCCGGCGTTGGATCGACAATGTAATTCAAATGCTGGATCTTGCGCGTGGCTGTCGAGTTGAAGGTCAGCGGGAGCTGCTGAGGGATGTACTTCACGAGCCCAGCTCGTGCGCCGCCCCTGCCGCGCTGCGTGGACGGTTCATAGGCGCGGACGTTGATGCCGACCGGAGTTGTGCCGGGCCGCTGGAGCGCGAACGCCTGGTACAGGTCAACCCCACGGACTGGGAAAAGTATGTCACTAAACTGCTCTTGGTCGGGCATTGGCCCTTGCTCCCATGTGTGCGTGAATGGTCAGCCGGAGATGCCGTTCAACAGCATTGGCTTGCACATGCGCCCGGTTGTAGGACATGCCTCCGGCCATCAGTCGGCGCTCCACTGCCTCATGCATTAGAACGAATGGCCAACTTCGCGGATGCAAGTCGCCGTCAAGTAACAGCACCTTTGTCCCAAACTCGCGTCGTACCCACCCGGCCTCCATGTCGTTTGCGCCCTCGACAAAATCGAGGTGCGGATGCTCTTTGTCTTCCGGGGAGTCTGGTCGAAGTTTTACTTTGTCTCCATCGACGATCAGCACAATATTCCCGTCCACCAAGATCCGGCAGCGGAAGGGCAGCGCATGCGGAGGGATTGGCCCGCCTGGAACGGCCGCCAAGCATTGTCGCCAGAGTGCCATGTCAATTTTGTCCGGCACACGAAGCTCCTAAAGAGTCGGCGTATCCGTCAGGGCCAGCCAACTCCCGGCGCCAAGGGTCATGGTCCCGGAGACGTGCGTGTTCGTCGCCGCCTTCATGATGAACGTGCCGCCCGCGTTCACCTTCAAATACCCGCTCAGGACTAAATAATCCGTGCCGGTGTTGGTCGTATAGTTGATGACGCCGGCCAGGGTTGTACTCGTGACCGTACCGGCCACAACCGAGCCGATGTTGTTACAAGCCATGAAGAACGTCGTTGCCGTGCAAGCTCCGCCCGCGAAATTGAATTGCGAGCCATCGGCCGCCAACGAGTTCGATACCTGAAGCAGACCGCTGATCTGATAGCTGCGCCCGGCGATGACGGTGAAGGACAGGTTTGTGTTTATAAGAGTTCCGATTGCATCAGTGAAGTTCGCCGCCAGCGCGGCATAACCAGCCTCTTGCAGCCAGCCAAGATTGGTCGCGCCGCCATCAGTCACAGCGGCTACCGCTGCGGCCAAGCGTTTGAGGCCAAGGTCGGTTCCACCGATGCCGATCTGGGTAGTGGAGAGAGCCAGGCCGGTGTTGGTGCCCAGGCCGTCCTGAAGGCGCTGGAGCGCAGCCGGAATGCCGGCGCCGCCATTGTTGAGCTGCACCAGATCCCCATACGTGTTCTTGGGCAAGAGCCCTGTCAGTCCAGCGATGATAGCCTCCGGCCGGCATTGGCGGTAAAATATGACGGGCCGAGAAGCCTCGTTACAGGCTTTGCGGCCCTAACCACATGCAACCCTAATCGGAGGGCCACATCATGGCTGAACTTATTGTAGTTGGCAAGGTTTGCCGTACCTGCAAAGTCACCAAGCCGCTTGACGAGTTCCATCGGTCCAGGAATAGGAAAGATGGTCATAAGGCAGACTGCCGGGATTGCCGCAATCTGGCCTACAGCCGCTACGCGATAAGCGAACGAGGCCGGGCAGCATCTCTGGCGAGAATGCATAAACACATGAAGACGGCAAAATACAGAGCCGGAAGGAACCACTACAAAAGGACAAAGCAACATCGGACGATTAAGTATTCTGCCCAACGGCGCATCAAGCATGCCGTGGCTTCTGGCTATATTCCACCGGCCAGGAGTCTCCCTTGTGCTCATTGCGGAGGCAAGGCTTATGGTTACCATCATCATCTTGGCTATGAACGAGAGCACCATCTTGATGTAATTCCCTTATGTCCTCGATGTCATGTAAGAGCAGATCGAGGGTTGCCAAAATGTTTACGCCTAGCTGCCCCAACCTAAAGTCCACGCTTCCCAATTCACGCTCAGGTTATTCCACAGCACGCCAGCGGTCGGATCTGCTACCTCGACGACATCCAACGTCGCAATGCGCCCGACGCTGCTACTGAGTTCAAGTTCCAACCGCCGCATCGGCATATCACACCTTCGCAACCATGCAATTGCAGTCCGTTGCCACACCGCCAGTCGAGAAGCGCAGCTCGACGTAAGCCGCGCCCTTGGCATCCAGAATAATGTGCGCGATCACGTTGCCCGTGGGCGATAGGATTTCGTTGGAGACGTTGGCGTTGCCGGTCACCAGCGCGATCGTCGTCGCTAGGAGCTGGCTGGCATTCACGTCGCATCCGCCAACACCCGTCGCTGTGCCGAGAGTGACCGTGAATGAGGCAAGCAGGTACGGCACCCAAAGGCCGGTCAAGTTCGCGCCGACTCCACCCGTGCGCCGCCAGCCGTAAGCCTTCATCGTGAACGTGTTGGTCGCTGAGCCGGTCCCATAGGGGATCATCTGGAGCGAGTTCGCTGTCAGGCCCCCAGGCCCCGTAGCGCCGTCGCCGGCCATCTCGATCACGCCATCGGTCAGTTGATTGGTTGTGACGACGCCGGTTGAGGGAGCGTTCTGTTGCGGAGTTGGTGCCGTGATTGTCGAGAACGGCACAGGTTCTACGATACCGTTACGGGCCACATTCCCGCCCGGATTGGAGATGGCGAACCGGCCGCCGCGTGTATCGATTTGCACACTGGTCTCCCAAAAGAAATGCCGCCGGCCGACCGAGCCGGCGGCATAAAATAAAAACCGCCCCTGACTTCACAGAGCTAGCAGGTTTCAGGCCCCATACGTCGCCAAGGGCGGCGCCCTTCTTAGCGGCCCCGCAGAATTTGCTGCTTCACAGCGGCGTCCTGCTGGGCCTGTTGCATTAGCTGACCTACGGCCTGCGCTCGGCCCAGAGCCAATTGCCCTTCTGCCTCGCGCCTGGCCATGTCGAGGATCGCAAGGACAAACTCCCATTTCTGAAACTGCTCCGGCTGAAAGTGCAGGCGCACCACTTGCGCCTCTTCGTCCCAGCCGATCATGATGGTGGGAAGCTGCTTGACTTCCCCGTTCTGTTTTTCCATACCTGCTCTCCTAAAGAATCAACTAAAAGGTGTCGCCGGCGAACCCGTGCCGACAACCTGGGCACAAACCGACCACACTCCGCTCTTGATGTCGGTGAACATGAGCTGGTCGCCGGTATTCGAGCCGCCCTGAGTCGAGCCGTTCAAGGTGATGTTCTTCAGTCCGCCAGCCGTGAACACGTTCTTGGCAGTCGAGCCGACAACGCCGATGTCGATGAATCCCTGGAAGGTGTCGGTGGTTTTGATTGCCACGCTAACAGCGGCGAGGCCCAGAGCCAGCCAGATTTCCGTGCCTGAGCCATTGGCCTTGGGCAGGTTGACGACGATGGTTGAGATGGTGATGAGCCCGGTGCGCCATTCGTGAATGTCGCTCTGGAGTGTGATCGGCGTCACGCCCAGAATGTACACGTCGTTGGGCAGCGACAACTCAAAGCGTCTCAATGCGCGCGCGTTCATGGCTCACCTTTCAAAACTGTGTGCCGCCAACGGTGATCGACGCATAGCCGTGCAGATCCGGCCGCCACGGATAGCCGCGGCGCATGTCCGAAAGATCACGCATGTAGCCCATCGTCTGCGGCTTGCTTTGCCGGTCCTTCGCCACCGATGCCGCCAGGCGCTGCTGAAAGAGCTGCGTGTGTACGCCCATCGAGTCGTCCAGGCGTTGCTCGGCAATCGCCAGGCAGCTCTCCAGGATTGTCTCGACGTGCTCCGCTCCGCCGAGTGCGTACGGGAACGCGCCGGTCAAGTAATCGGGCAAGATGTAATACTGGAACTGAAGCGTGTAGGCAGCATCGCTCTGCGGGAAGACGGTCAGTTGCCAGCGCTGCCCCTGAGTGCCGGTTGTTCCCTTGATCGGCTGCAAGGCAATTATGAGCGGCCGTCCGGTTGCCGAAGGGACCGCCGAATACTCGGCGCGGATGCGCTGCTCGCTGGTCAGCTTGATCGGCCACCACATCTGGCTCTGGCTTGAGAGCAGCGTGGCCTCTCCCTCGAAGCCGCCGAAATCATCAGGGAGCGGAACTACTTGCGTGGCGTTGGGCAATGCCAGCGAGGCGGTCGGCCGAAGAAAGGACCAGTCGTAACTCGTGCGCTCGCCCTGGAGAGGAGGCGGAAAGTAAAACTGGCGGAGGCCGCTCTTGACGCAGGAGTCGATAACGGCTTGCTGCTGAGAGCTCCAAGGCGGGTCGTTGTTGGCGGCACCGCGACCGTACCCCAAAAAAAGACCGGTTTCCCCGGAGAGGTCGTTGAAGCTCAGACTTAGCGTTGATTCTGCCATTAATCCTCGTGAGCAAAGATGCCCACGTTTGTTTCATGAGGCAGTTCGATACAGCCCCTCGCCGGATCTCCCGACGCAGCATGTCGGAGGCATCAATCCTCGTCGCACACATTGTCACCAAGATGGTGGCTTGACCCCGGCCCGCCGTACTCCTCATCTTCTCCAAAGCTGTGTCCGCCGAGCGACAAGTGCTCGTTGTGTTCGTTCTGGGCTCGGTCCTGGTTCGGCCCCATCATGCCCATCGGGATACCGTGCGGCCCCCGATGCGGATGAGCAAGATGCGCGGGCGGCGTGTGGTGTGCGCCGTCGCCCTTGTGCTTCTTGCCGAGGTGGCCTTCGTACTCGTCGGCCATGCCGAAGCTGGCACCCTTTTTCTTCTTGGCCATTACTTGCCTCGCTTTCGTTTGGGCTTCTTACCGACTCGCTTCGGCAGCTTGCCCTTGTTGTCGAAATGATGTTTTTTCACCCAGCCATGCCCGAAGCGCCAGTTAAGATACTTCCTCTGTGCCTCGCTCTTGGCCGGCATCGTCATCCTCCTGCGGCACAGGGCAGCCCGGTCTCCCGAAGTGTTCGTTCAGGAACTTCTCGATGGCCGTTAGGCGCTGCTCCACGCTCGGCTTTTTCTTCGGGTGCTTCTCGTGGGACGGTTCCTTCTCGTCCGGTTCTTTCTTCTTGTGCATCGGAAACCTCCGGTTTATGGGCGCGTGCTTTTATTTCAAACTGTTCCCGCTCCAGCTCGACTTTGCTGAAACCGGCCGCCTGCAAACGGGTCTTCAGGACCGAGCGCGTGAAGCCGGTCTTGTGCGCCATGAAGAGGTTGCCGGTGCCGACAGAGCCTTGATGTCCATAGAGGATGTCCAGGGGTGTGATCGCGCCGATATGGCTCGTGTAAACCACATGGTCGGCCTGATCGAGCGCCAGCCGTGAGCCGACCGCTTCAAGGTCCGGCACCTGAATCATGATCTTGCCGCCCGGCTTTAAGACTCGCGCAAATTCCAAGAGAGCCATGGCCACCTCGTGCGCGTACAGATGCTCCAGCACATGCGAGGCGAAGAGTGCGTCATAGCTTGCGTCCGCGATCATGGGCATGGCGACGATGGAGGCTACAACGTCAGGGGCAACCTGCGGGTTGCAGTCGAGGCGCACTTCCTTGTAGGCCGCGAACTCGTAAGGCGGCTTGTTGGTCTTGGAACCGCAGCCAGCATGGAGGAGGTATTTCAATCCCATATCACCTCCGGATGAGAGCGTGTTGCCGGCCAAATCACCGGCTCCCGCCGAATGTACTGCTCCCATTGCCTCTTCGGGTAAGCCGTCTTCGCCGCATGGTCGTAGTGCCAACCAAAAGCGAATTTCGAGCAGTCCACCAGGCAGCGATAACCGAGTTTGTTGGCGTTGGTGAAGAAGTGGAAGTCTTCCGTGCCCCCCACGGTCATCTGTCCGGTGGTTTCGTCGATGCCGAAGTCGGGCTTCTTGTACCAGCACGGATTGCCGTACTTGTCCTTGCCCAGGTCAAGGTCTTCCGCCATGCGCGTGTACACTTCGGCCCGCACATAGGAGAGCCCCTGCGCCCAGCCCCAGGCTTCAAAGGTTTCGTCAGGCAGAAACTTCATCGTCCCTGTCTGACCGCCCGAGAAGATCAGCGGCTCGCCCAGGTCCCCCTTGCAAAAGTAAACGCCCGCAGCGATGTCGCGATCATGGGAAGCCAACTTCAGCAGGGCCATCTTGTTGACGATCACGTCGTCGTCGATCCAGAAGATCCCTTCCAGGTCATGGCCGCTTTTCTGAGCCTGCTCCAGGACGAGGGCCACGAGTTTGTTGCGCATCTCACCGACTTCGTTGCCGACTTGATCCATGCCGGGGATAAATCCTTTGCCCACGTTCATGGGCCAGAGCAGATTTTGGATCGCTACGGTCCAGTGAATCGACACCATCCCCAGGGTCGGCGTCAAGACGGCGATCACTTTGGTCTTGGCGGGTACAAGGCCCTGGCGCTGGCCGTTGGCCTGGGCTTTTTCTGCTTCCGCTACCTGCATGCGGGCTCCTTAGGCGAGCAAGTTCTGAGCGACCCGGACCCAATCCACGTTCATTAGTCCGGCGAGGTTCGTGGCCGAGTTACTGGTCCCCGAGTTTGACACGTTGGCGAAAGAAATGATCGGCCCCATGATGCCGGTCGGGAACGAGGCCGTCAAAATATTGTCCTTCTGCGTCAGGAAGGTTGCTGCCTGCACGCCGTTGACGAACACCTTGAGCATGGCCTTGGCGGTGTTGCCCGCGGTCTGCCCGGTGCCGGCCGTGGTGATCTGCTGCGTCGGCGCGAACGGATCAAATACGAAGCCGAGCTTGTAATAGGTGCCGGCGCCGATCGCGCTGCCGAGCACGGTTGAGACCAATGAAGTCAAGCCCGTGCTGAATACCGGCGCCGTCGAAGCAAGCTGGAACACAAATGCCCAATCCTGCCCGCGCCCGGAGTCGGCGTTGTAGAAGCCGATCAAGTTCCGCGTCGTCGTCAGCATCTGGGAGCTGCCGGCCGAGACCACCGTGAACGGGTTATTGCTGCTGGGAGCACCTACGTCGGCCAAACCAATGAAGGCATCGCGCTGGCCCGACGTTACTGAGGTCAGAGCTACGCGGCACTCGAAAGCAAGCCGGCCCTGAAGCGCCGAGTTGCCCGAGGAGTTGGTGATGAATTGGTAAGCGCCGATCTGGGAGTTCAGCGTTACCTGGGTATTCGAGGCGCCCGTGGAGACCGTGCCTGAGGATGGAACGAACTGAATCGCTCCACCGACGATTGAGGCGTCAACCAGGGGACCGGCATTCGAGCCGGCGTAGAGCGACCAGTTACCGATACTGAGCGAGGCGGCTGTGGCCGCAGCGGGGAAGCCGCCGATATTCAGGAAGTCGTCGAAGAAGTGCATCCCCAGGCGAGGGTCCTGAAGGAAGTCTTCTATCCAGGCGTTCGGCGAGCCGGGCGCTTCCCAAATAAACTCGCTCGGCCCGCGTTCGGTGTTGACCGCGGAGGCGAGGCTGCCGGTCGGGGCATTGGCGCCGTAAGAAATCGTTTTAACGGCCATCGGGGAACTTCCCTTTACCTGCTCTTGGCTCTTAGGTCGCGGCCGGTTCAGGCGCCGGCTCCGGTGACTGAGTTTTCTTCGGACGGCTCTTGCGCTTGGGCTTCGCGGGCTCTTCAGCCTTGGGCGCGGCCGGTGGATCATTGCGGTAGACGCGGTAGCTGCTGGTGATGCGGACCAGGACATCCGAGGGCAAAACTTTGGGGAGCGTAGCCTTGCCCCAGCTCCATCTTTTCTTTTTGTCCTCGTGATCGACGCCCTGCTCTTTTATCTTTTCGCGTTCGACCTGCACCACACGGCCATCCATGCGCCTGACCATCGGCTCGTACAGTCCTTCGCCGGCCTGGCACTGTTCGGGCGTCGAGTTGGTGAAGCCGATCAGATGCCGGCAGTAACCGTGCTCGTCGAGATCGACCACTTGGCAGCCGAACGGGCAGGCATTGACCTTGCCGCCTTCCTCGTGCGCCGTCGCCATCTTCGCTTTCATGAGCGGAGACAGGTTCGCACTGCGAGCGGCGGGCTTGCCTTCGTGGTCGATTGAGAACGGCTGTGATAGGCGCGGGTCCATTTGACTACTTTCGAGGTCTCAAGCTATAGTTGTAAGCCCACTCAGGAGACAACCATGCGAACCGGCAGACCGCAGACGCAACTCAGTTATTTGGTGACTGGCAAAAAACGTTGCAAACGTTGCAAGCGTAAGTTGCCGCTTGATTCTTTTCACGTAGCTCGAAGTTCCAACAACGGCCGCAACTATCCGTACAGCTATTGCAAACAGTGCCAAAGGAAGAACGTCCGCGAATTCTTTGCAACGCCTGCGGGCAAGCGACTGATTCGGTCTCGCAACTTGAAGCGAGACTTCGGGATCACCGTCGCCCAGTACGACGCGATGGTCGAAGCGCAGAACGGCCGCTGCGCAATCTGCAAAGGCGCAGAGCAGCACATTAGCCCATACACCAAAACTGTTCGTCGCCTTTCGCTCGACCATAACCATCGCACCGGGAAACTTCGCGGGCTCCTTTGTTCTCTTTGCAACAGGCGAATCGGCCTATTCAATGAGGACCTTCAACTCCTTCGGGCGGCTATCTCCTATCTCCAACAACACGCATAAACAAACGTTTATTCAACTTGGGTTGGTCGTCCCCGTTGAAAGGACCGCATGACAGCGGCGGTTTCTCGTTATAAACTGATAAGTTGCGTCCACAAAATGCGCGCTCATCGTATGCTGCCCCGGATACACAGGCACGCGGGTTTCCTTGAGCCACCAGCCGCGCAGGATGAAGGTCTTGAACCAGCCCCAATTAAGACCAAAGACGGGGTTAGTTGTGTCCGCTTCCAGTTTCGGAATCCACGTCACACCGACGCGGCGGAACATGACCTTGCCGTCCATCGAAGCGACATCGGTTCCCAAGTTGTCGTTCTGCGATTCGAGCGCTTCTTCGAGCGGCCCGATGACGCCGTAGTTTGTGTACCAGCCGTACTGGTCGCCGGTGTTGAATGTCGGGATGCCATCGACTGGAGGCTGGAAGTCGGTGAACGTCGCCGCCTTCCTCCAGTGCCGGATCAAGTCATCGCGCGAGACGCTGGTGTATTGGTAGGTCCAGTTATTCCAGCGCGGGTACGTCGTTGGGTTGAGGCCGATGGTTGTGAAGCCTGAAGGGGCGCCGCCGTTGAATCCTTCGGTCGCGTTCTTTACTACCCAGGTATAGACTCCCCAGGGAGTCACGTTGTCCGTAAACGCGACGGGAGGTCCCCAGAAATTCGCTTCCATCAATTCGGCGAGTGAGATAAGCGCTGCGATGCGGCGGGTCTGCACAAGATTTACAATCCTGCGCGGCTCGCGGTTCATGTCGATTTCTTGGCCGATGATTGCGTAGTTCGTCGTCGAGTTCCGCCAATCCGCGGTCGCCTGGACCATCACGTCCACGATGTTGACGTTATCGCCGGCAGCCAGGCCGACGTTGGCGGCAGCGCCGGTCTGATTCACCATCACATCCCATTGCACGCCGAAGCCCGATTCCAGTTGAATGCGGCTCTTCTTCAAGAGGTTCCGCATGGCGGTGTGCTTCTGGAGATCGGTGGCGATTTCCGTGAAGCGCATCTCGCCGAGATCGCGCAGGGTAGTATTGACCAGATCGCCCAAGGCAACAGCGGTCAAGGCATTCGGGGCTACCACGGGGAACTCCTGTTACCTGCTCTTGCCTATTCGAGGAAACTGTCTGCGGGCAAATCGCCGTTGGCCTGGGAGTCAGACTCCAGCTCGCGCAGGGCGGCGGCCACGCTGCGCTCGGCGAGCTCACGGCCCTTCGGTTCGTTGGCGCCGCGGCGCTGCGTCGGTCGAGCCAGGGCGGCGCGATCCCATTCTTCATTGGCTGGCAAACCATTGCGAGCCGACTCAGGTGCGGCTGGCGCAGCCGGCGTGTTGGTGCCATAAAGAAGCTTGGCAGCGCGGCTGATTTTCTGTTCCAGCGTGCCGGGCTGTTTGGCCATGCTCTGGACTTCGTTGAGCACGGCGATGCGTCTCCGGCCTTCCGCCGATCCCGGTTCGATTTCATGGCGCGGCTGTTTGCCCAGCACCGATTCAAACTCGGCGGGCAGGGAAGCGAAGGCGCGGTCGATCTGATCGGCGAGGGTGAGGTTGTGGCGAATCACTTCGCGCTGTGTCAGGGATTGCACCTGCTGTTTGAGCTGGCGCAGCTCCAGCACTTCGGCGCGCAGGGCCTTGATCGGCGCAAGCAGATCCTTGTCGTAGCCGGCCTCGATCAGAGTGTCGAACGGATCGGCCTCAGCAGCCGGCGCTGCCGGTGCCATTTGAGCAGCGCTCGGTTGCTGAGGAACGGGAACACCTGGCTCGGCGGAGAACAGCGGGCGCTCGGCGTTCTCCCCGCCCGACTGCATCAGGCGGATGCGGTTGTTTTCCTGGCTGAGCTTCTGGGCCTGACGGCGCATGTGCAAGACCGTGCGCTGCAACTCGCCGGGGTCGGTAGTTTCAATCTCTTCTTCGGGGATGCCGAACTCCAGCGCGTCATGCACGATGGACGGCGCATGCCGGCGCTGCTGAGCTGGTTCTTGTTGAGTCGGCTCGCGCGGCACGAAACGGCCGGTGACTGGATCTTTCGGTGGAACAGGACGGGAAGATAATGGAGCCTCCGGCTGCGTGAACTCAGCCGAAGGCTCACTCGATGGAGGTACACCAGCGGGCTCGGCATTATTGGTCGTATTGCCGAGATCATATTCGTCTACAAGAGTCTTGGCGGGTTCTGCCGCCGGCTTGGGATCAGATTCCGGCACGTATCCATTCGCTTCACCTGCTCTGGTTCGGTGGCCGGTCGATTTACAGAAGTCTAAAGAGCAAAGGGCACTTGGTCAAGTTCAGGCTGCCAAAATGAGGTATTCCATCTGGCAGGCGGCCGTGTTGGCGATGGCATAAGGCACGCATGCTTGGTCGAGTGGGCCGAGGAAAAAGTCGCCCGCAGCCAGCCGGAGAAAGACAGCCCCCGAGGCACCATTCTGTAATTGAAGGTAGTTGGTGGCGTCAAGGTTCATGAAAAAACTCCAATGCGGATTCGTGACGCCGCCTAGGGCAACCACCGTCGCCGAGGTGGGGACCAACATCGTGTCCTGGATATAGGTTGTGCCGGTCATGCTTCGCAGCAAGCTTGCGATGCTGCGCGCGGTCGCCGAGCCCATGATCGACGGCTTGTTGCATGACAGCGAGGCCGTCAACGTAATCTCATTGGCCATCAGTCAAAGTCCTCCTCCCCCAAGAGCCAGGCGATCACGACCCAGCCGATCAGGCAGAGAACAAGAACCAGCACAGCAACGCAGCCGCCGATAGCAAGCCCCGTCATTAAAACGCCACCGCCTTACTCAATCCGGGTCATTATCGCTGGCGCTGATAAGCCAAAGGACCACTCCGACAAAACCTACCATGATCGTCATGGCAAGAATGGCAGCTCCACCATTAACTAAGTCAGTCATCAAAACGCCACCGCCAAAATCTGCTCTCCGTAAAAGAGCCGTCGTAAGCGCCGCTCGGTCAGGCGGTTCGCCTTGAGGAGCCGGGGAATCGCTTCGGCTCCTTCAAGGCAATGCCCCAACAAGATCGCGAGCAGGCGCACGGCCCGGCCTCCATTACCTTCAGTTGCCCGTGGTGCAGGAGCGGTTCCAGTCGAAGGTCCAGGGGTTAAAAGTTCGTCGATACTGCCTCAGGCGTTCGCGGCGCTCTTCGGCATCATCCTCAGATGGCGAGGCAACTGGCTCTTGCCTCGCCGGAGTCACATGCACGCCTGGCATATGCATGTTGGAGGATGCGCCCTGTCTGGCCGGCTCATTGGACATCACCTCCTCAATCTTGTTTGCCACCGTGGCCGTCTCAACATAATCGCGGGCACGCGGCAGATCGACGTAATCGCGTTTGCGCGGCAACTCCTGGCCGACAACATAGCACGTGCAGACCGCGATGATGGCGAGAACAAAAAGCAGCGGCGCAAGTTGCAGGCACAGGTCGCCTAGCAAGCGCAGGAAAGTTTTCATGGTAAACCTCCGAGAATAAAAGGGCAGGGCAAGCTGCCCACCTTTACAAAAGCCGCCCACCCCACCCCCTCGTCGTCATAGCCCGTACTTCGACAGCACCAAATCCAGGATCGTGTTCGCCCCTTTGAGCAAGCCCAGAATAATCGGGTTCGTGGTGCGTGCCTCCAGGCCGGCAAACAGCGAATCGACCAGAGCTTCCAGTGCCGGCGCATCGGCCGTCTTTATCGCCGTCTTCAGTTTTTCAGGGTCCATGTATTTCTCCTTGAGGTAAAAGGGCAATTAGAGTGTTCAATTGCACGACATCGGCTTGCGCCCAGTAATTGCGCATGCCGGTCATGAGTCGGCGGTTGTCGCCGGTGATGAGGAACGTATGACCAAGCGCCCCGTCGATGCCGCCGATGATCGTTCCGCGCATGGCCTGCGGATCGGTCGGCAGAGCGGAGATGCCGGCGCGCTCGGGAACCATAGTCGTCATCTCAACGCCACCGGGCTCGCACCCCAGAGGGACCGCAGTGACTTCCAGTTGTCGAGCCCGGAAGATAATGCCGTTAAGCTTCCTCATTTGCTCGGTCGTAAGCGAGTTGACGCCCTTGAGCCAGGTCAGGAGCAAGCCGAGCAAACCAAAGATAATGCCTATCCAGATCATGGTTTCTCCAACTCGGCGAACAGGAACGTGCGCAAGAGGCCGTGGTGAAGTTGGAAGCCTTTCAGATTGTAGCCTTGCGCCAAAAGATTGTTGACATCCTTCGCAAAGCGGTTGAGGCCGAAGCGAAGGAAAATCACGCGGGCGAGGAACAGCTTCTTGGAGATCAGTGTTTCAGTTTTCATGCGGGGCTCGCTTCCTCCTGGACCGGGCATTCGCAGCAGACCGTGCATTTCTTGCAACCGCTGCACAGCGCCTTGCAACCGCATGGGCACCTGGCGCAGTCGCACGTTTTCGGATCGGTCTTGCAGCACGGGCATTTCTCATCCTTTTTCTTCGCCATGAATGATCTCCTTTAGGTTGTCGAAACCGCCATATATAATGAAGCAGGCTGGGCGCAGTCTATTACGCTACGCCCGGCCCTGAACACAACCCGCTGGATAGGAGCGAGCCATGTCTGAAGATAATTCTACAGTCCAATACCGAGACATCACCGGATTTCCTGGCTACCGGGTCGGGGATGATGGTTCCGTGTGGAGCCGTTGGCGAACTTGCCGCTGGGGAACCCTGCTTACAGATAAGTGGCACCGACTGAAGGCGAGCGTCAAGAAGGACCGCACGGCTGGGCGCGCCTATCTCTACCTTAACCTCGTGCATAACGGCAAGGCGCAAAGTTGCCGCGTACATCGGCTCATTCTTCAATCTTTTATTGGGCCATGTCCTCTCGGGATGGAATCTAGGCATCTCGACGGGAATCCAGCCAACAATCGGCTCGACAACTTGCGCTGGGGCACGCCAGAAGAAAACCGCGCTGACAATCAGAGGAATGACCGTCACATAAAAGGCGAAAGGCATCCTTTGGTAAAACTTACTGAGAAACAAGTTCTTGCAATTCGTGCGCGCCGAACCGCAGGAGCATCTTTGCGCGAACTGGCGGCAGAGTTCGGAGTTGGCGTGCCGACTATCAGTAGCATTGCGAATCGAAGAAGTTGGAAACATATTTAGCTCTGCGAAACAGCTTCGACAACGACTACCCAAGCCGCATCTGGGAAAGCTTTTGAATCCGCAAGGTCGCCCATGCCTGCCTGAGACCAAGAGTCGCCCCAACTGTTCCAAATTCTGGTCTTATGCGGGCCGAGAAGGCGAGTGAAACAAATTGAGTGCCCCCACCAGTCCGCGTCTCCAATCACCGGCAAGTTCAACAACAACGCCGTCGCTATCTGTTGCCGGCGCAAGCTCTGGTCATCGGAGCAGTCTAAAAACTTTACGCATTTGTGCAAGCCCGCGTTGGCCCAAGTCTGCGGATTATCATGTGAGCGGTCCATCGACTGCATCGGCCAGAACTGCGCCGAAGGGATTCCACGGTCGGCAATGAACTGGATCGAGTCGATGCCGTTGCCGCCTTCATCGCGGTAGTTCTTGATGATGCACGCCACGGCATACGCCGACAGAGGGACATACGGCTCATTGTTCACCGCGCGCGCCAACGTGACCGCCGAGGTACTCGAATGCGCCCAGCAGTAACCTTTGCCGTTCTGGTCGTAGCTCTGGATCTGCCCGCCGAAATTGCCCTTGTCGCGAATGTGCTGCAAGCTCGACTGAGTTGCCTCCTGCTCCGCGATGCGCGCCGGCCATTCGCTTTCGGGAATCAAGTCCAGGTCGAAGGACGGTGCCATGGCGAGGCAGCCTTGGGGGTGCTTGTCCCAATCGCGCGGCACGAGGCCCTTGGCACGCATCAAGCCGTCCGGCCCGATGTGCGGCAGAAGGTGGAACTCCGGGGTGTCGTCGTCGATGGTGATGAGGTCGGCCATGCTAAGGTTTCTCTTTCGATTTGACGATCTCGCCCGCCTGTGCGTCTACGACATGCCACCAGTCCACAATCGGGTCGATGATCGCTGCCTCCTGGGTAGCTTGCCACAAGGTTGGGAATCCGGCACGGAGGTCCTTCCAGCCGCCTTGCGTCTCCGACTGCCGCGCACCGAAAAGCAGATAGGGCATATCAGCCTCCGGCGTACTTTTGGAGAAGCTTCATGGTCTCATCCATGCTCGCCGGCAGCGGCCCTTCATAGCCGGTCTTGCCGTTGGAGATAATCAGCCATGGCAGCAACTTCCGGTCACGCTTCATCGCATCCTGCCAAGTCTTTGACTCGGCGCTCATGTCCTCATTGGCCGGCAGCGCTCGCCATTCGGGAGACTTTCCGTCCGGTCCCTTGGCGGTATGTTCCCTGAGCCAGCCGCGCAAGGTTTCCGAGTAGAGCACTTCGCGCTGTCCGGCCGGCAGCTTCCCCAGCGCTTCGGCGTCGTAGATCATCAGCACGCGCAGGCCGTCGCCGGGGATCGGAGCCGGAGGCTGCGGCGGGGTCGGAGGTATTGGTGGAACGGGAGGAACCGGAGGCACTGGCTTACCAACAGTGACCACGCACGAGAACGGCCCAGCGATCTTGCCCGCCAAGACGCCGCGCACCTGGAGGTTATAAACTCCCGACGTCGGCGCCACGAAGAAGTTTTTCCGGCCCGCTTCAATAGTAATCAGATCCCACTCACCCGGATCATTCTTCGAGTCCCATTGTAAATCCGCAGCGCGGGTCTGGATGTCGATTTCAACGATGCGCCCGGGTTGCGCCTGCACGGCCGCCGGGACTACGATGTCCGGACCAGGAATGGGAGCAGTCTTAACCCACCACCACACACCCAGGCCAGCACCAGTCAAGAGGACCGCCGCGACCAGGCCGCACAGCGAACCAAGGAGAAACGTCGATGATGAAGCCAGCGTTGGTGCAGGTGTTGGTGTCGGCATCGGGGTTGCATCAGGCATCGGCATTTCTCACTCAGGGACTTCGGGCAGGCCACTTGGTTTTACTTCCGGCACCTCGATGCCGCTTTTTCTGGCGATCATCCTTACCATCATCTCGATCACGACCAAGCGCGTCACCATCGGCTGCATCTTGTTCGTCAGGTCATGCACGCGCTTCCACAGCCCGTCTTCCAGCCGGTGAATCCGCTCCTCGGTGTTCTCGCGCAAATCCTTGATCGACTGTTCGAGATGAATCGTGTCCGCTTTGGTAGCAAACACTGTCAAGCCCGACGACATCTTCTCGAACTGTTCCTGCGTTACCGGCAGCGCGGCGATGGTCGGCGTGAGCTTGCGCCAGCCCAGGATTACCTGGATCGCCGTGGAGATGGCGGTCAAGGCCGCCACGGCGATCAATACCCAGACGCCAACTTGAGCGGGAGTCGGATCGGGTATGGCCCCGTTGCCGTCTGCAAAAAGCATCCATTCACCTCAATACTCGCTCCGCAACTCGCGTTCCGACGGCGGTCCCGAAGCCGTGTCGCTCCCCTTGAATTGTCCCGGCTGCGCGTCGCCATAACCGCCAGCGCGATCGAAGAAACCATAAATCTGCATATATCGCTTGCGTTGAGACCGACTCGTAAACACCGGCCTTCCGTCCTTCATGAATTCTACAGGCACGCCTTTTTTTTTGGCATCGGCTTCGGCTTCCTTGACTTGTGCGGGATGCACCGCGAGGGCATCCGACTTGATCGGCTTGAAGCCACGGAAGCTTGCGCCAGCGCGGCCAGTGCCGCGGCGCTGGTGGAGCGAACGATAAAACTGGTCCAGCGCATCGCGGATGTCGTTCATTGTCCCATCCCAGAAGGCTGCGGCGTCCCGTTCTGTCCATTCGGCTTCATTGCGTTGATCCGACCTAAATCCATCCCATATCTTGAGGCTGCTCCGGAGGAGTGCCGCTCATAACTCCGGCTTGTGGATTGCGGCATGGTCCGCCCATGCCCGCCCGCCGAAGGTGAGTCCTGCTCCGGCGGCTCCATGATCGTGAGGATGTCCGCCAGGTCCGGCATGTCGAGGTACTGGCCGACCTTCTGGAGATACGCGTTCATGTCGAAGTTGATCCCCTGCTGCACCAGCAACTGCATCATGGGAATCACAATCTGGGTCACGACCATGTTCATCTGCTGCAATCGCTCTTCCGGGCTCTTGGCGCGGGTCGAGTAAGGATCGACGCGGATGTCCAGATCAGCGAAGTTGACCTTCTGCCGCTCAGCCGGATGCACGCGGCGGGGAATCGAAAACTCAGGCATACCCGGCAATGAATGCGTGGTGCGCATGACCTTGTACGGATCGTGCCACCAGTACCAGCACATGGCCTTCAAACTCGCCGACACAAAGTTGGTCGTCGTCTCCTGCATTTCCTGAATCAAGCCGCTGGCATTGGCGTTGAGCATCTTGTCCTGGCCCAACGTCCGGCTTTGCGGTGCCGTGCCGCCCATCAGCTCCAGGTTGCCGGCCGTGCGATTGAACAAATCATAATTCTGCTGGAACATCGCCAATAGCGATTGATTCGGACCGCCCAAACTCGTCGGCCGGATCTTCTCGGGGTTATCGACCTTGTAGGCTTCGCCGTCGTCCGCGTTGACAATCCTGTTGCCGTCCGCGTCGGCGCCGCCGGAGATCCACAGGTTATCTTTCTGCCGCTCGGCCTGGCGCATCAGTTTGCGGTACAAGTTGTTGGCGAAGAGGTGCTGGTCGATCAGATCCATCACCGGCGATTTCGGCATAACGTTCCCCGGCACCAGGCCGTAAGCGAGCACATGGTAGGGTCCGCTGTCGGGACCGAGCCAGCGCTGCTCTCGCAGAGGATCTTTAGGGCCTCCAGCTCCCGTGCCTGACGGTCCAGTAAGCGAATCATCCGCCAGAGTAAGCACGAGCCTGTGCCTGGGAAGGTACACTTCCCAGAGGTCAACAGCGTCCTCAAATTCTTCCGTATCGACTCCAAGGTACGTTCGACCGAGCAGGCTGATTCGTTCATCTCCTTCCAGGTTGTAGGGCGGGTCGTAGGATGGTTCGAGTTCCTTGCGCGCTTTCGAGTAGATTTTCGAGTCACGGATTGCCTCCAGCGGCACACGAAAGCGGTGGCCGATGAAGCTCACTTCCTGGAAATCCCGGGCGTGAATGTCGAAGACAAAATCATCAAGATCGACGCGCTCCGCGAAGACGCTGCCGGCCCCGAGGGTCCACGACATGCGCGCGGCATCGGCGGGAGTGCCCAGCGCGACCTTCAAGACGCCGATGGAGAAGAGCGCATCGAGCACCACGCGCTGGTAGGTGTTGGCCAGGCGCAGGTCTTCAATCTCTTTATTGGCCCAGGACTGGCAAGCGCTGACCGTGGCTTTGTGAGCGCGATCGAAAGTGGAGAGGCTGACGCGCGGCGCTTTGGCGATCAGCTTCGGGCCGACGATACCGACGTACTGGGCGATCAGGTTGACGGGAACGGTTTGCTTGGAGCCTTCTTCGGACCAGTGGAAGCCGACCATCTGCCTTACGGCTTCGCGGCGGTTCTCGCGGTAGCGGCGCAGGACCAGCCGCGAGCGCTGCATCGCCATCGTGAGCTTGGGAATATCAATCGAGCCGGATATGCGTGCCAGAAATCACGAGCGCTTTACCTGCTCTAGAAACTCATCACCAGCTTGATCGCGAAGATGACCACAAAAGCTACCACAACGATCCAGAATATCTGCACCACCCAGCCGGGAATGCCGACGCCGAATTGCCGCAGCGCAACATACACCAAGCCACGCAGGCGGCGATGACGACAATGTAGATCAGCAGTTGGCCGATGGAGAGTCCCAGCACGAGCCGTTCCGGTCTACCTGCTCTAGGTCCACACCTGAGCTTCTCGTTCCCGCTGATCGACCAGCAACTTGCGCCACGCCAGCGACCCAGCGATAACCTGCTGCTGCCCTTCGGCGTCCACGCGCTTCGTGACGAACCGTCTCGCCATCTTCCAGGCCAGGGCCATGCCAATCGTCAGGTCACCATGATTCTCCCGCGCCCCCGTGGGGTTGTCACCACCGGATTCCAGGTTGTGTTCGATCTTACCATCCGAGTTATATTTGAAGCGCAGGCACTCTTCAAGACAGGCATGCGAGCGCACCACACAGTCTCGGCTCTGCAAAGCCGCGCGGTATTCATCCAGCAAAAGCAGCTTCGCCTCGGTCGTTGGGAACCAGCCCGGCCGCGACCAATCGGAGTTGCTCCTTTCGGCTCCGGGGAATTTACTCTCGTTCTCGCGCTTCAAGACGTTCGTGTAGCCCAGCTCCATAACGCGCTTGCCGAACGGCACGCCAGGCCCGGCCTTCTCCCAGGCGAACCGCGCCCCCTCGCCGTCTTCGGTGCAAAACAGCCAGCACAGGGCCACGCACAGGACGGCAAACAACTTCGGCTCAATATGGGCATTGACGTATTCCGCCACCTGCTCTCCGGTCAGGCAGTTGATGCACTCCCACACCGACGGCGTGGCTCCGGTCCCCTGGGAAACATCCGAGCCCGCCCCATAAAGGGCCTTCGGCACTCTGCCGGCCGGCGTGGGATTAATCCACAGTTTCAAGTGACCGTCTTTCACCGGCAGCAGTTCCAGCGGCTTACCGTCATCGGGATCGAAGTGCAACTCCCCTACCCAAACCGGATCGCGCGTGGTTTCAGCCTGAAGTCTCCTCACCATGATCGCGTCGAAATACTGCCACATGGCCCCCGAAGCATCGCCGTCCAAATTCATCGCCACGGCCCGCTGACTTCCCTGGCGGATGCACTGATCGTCGTAATAAGGCGAGCGCAGACCCGGGCGCATCCCACCGGTCGGCGCCTCGCTCATGACGAAGTTGAAGTCCTTGGGGAATTGGTGCTGCTTGTCGAGCACTTCGATCTTGCCGTCGCGATAGCGGTAGAGACCGCGGCGCTTGTCCGGATGCTGGGTCCAGTGCATCTGCAACTTCCGGTAATCGACGCGCTGGGTCAATTCATAGAACGCCTTGTCAACGCCGCGCTGCGTGCCGTTAAAAATCCGGCAGGCCGTGGTGTTGGCGGTGTGATGCAGAACGTCGTAATCCTTGCCGTTGTCGAACAGGCTGTACTCGTCGATGAACATGGCCGTGGCGCGGCCGCCCACGCCAGCCTTTGAGGTCGATGCCTGCCCGGTGATCGCGCCGCCCAGCATAGGATTGGTGAAGACCAACTTCTGCCGCTTCACCCGGCCCGCGACCATCCAGTCCGGCAAACGCTCGATAACAAAATCCAGTTTCCAGAAAAGACAATCCGAGTCGCCCGGCGTATCGACCGCATCCTCATTGCGCGAAATGCAAAGAAACTTCTTCCAGGGATGGAACAAGAAGAACCAGAGCATGATGAGCAGGCACAGCCAGCTTGCGCCCATCTCGCGGCTCTTCTCGATCACCAGGTCGCGGCGCTCGGCCAGACACTCCAAGACCGCCCGGCAAGCCTCATCCTGAAAATCCCAGGTAATGAACGGGCCGATTTCCTGGCTGGCTTCACCGATTGAATTGGGGTTGAACTGCCAGACGAAAGCATTGATGAAAAAGAGAAGATCGTCTTTGCAGCGCTGCATCAGGTAACGCTGCACGGCGACCGACTTCTGAGCGCGGTCCAGGAGGAAGGCGCGGAAAAGTTTATTCCGTGCGAGGTCCTTGGGCGGTGAAAGGCTCGTCACTCTGCGGAATCGTTTCTACCTGCTCTAAGGCTTTCAGCAAATTCATGCTCAATTCGTAAGGAGGGATCGCTGCCATCGCCGCGCGAATTGCTCCGCGCCATTGCTCTTTGGCTTCCTCTCGAAGATGTTCCCAGACCAGCGGACGGCCCGACGAGTTTAATATGAACCGATGCGCGTAGCTCGGCTTCAAAAACTCCCCGTAAGACGCCTTCGCCATTTGGTCCAGCAACGTCATGGGCTCTCCTTTTTTGCCTCAAACTCTGCCAACTTTGCCCATTCCTCATCCAGCAGTCGCTTCACCTGCTCTGGGATTTCATAACGCAATGCCGGCTCCCCTGACTTCGGCTCATCCTGCTTCCGCTCCCTCTCCTTGGCCAATCGAATCTCGTGGGCCTTCTCCAGATCCGCCAGCTTTTGCATGAACCCCTTGAAGTCGTCCAGCATGTACTGCCGGCACTTGGCATGCAACTCCGACGGCTCAGCACCAGCCTGGACCGGCTGCTTCGTCTTGGCTACGTGCCGCATGGCCTTCAGAAGGGCCGATGGTTCGCTCATCCTTGCTCCTTGTTCTCCAGCGGCAATACAACCACACGATAAATCCGGTCCACCACTGGAGCTAGATCATCAAGATCAAGTCCCGGAAAACTATCAACAAGAATCGCCGCGATCATCCCCTTCCGAGTGATCTTTATCGAGAAACTCGGCTGCCTAGGCGCCCCCGACTTTTGCACTTCGTCGTCGCTCATGCCGAAATACTACCCTTGACGCCGTGTATATACAAGCCGTACCTTCCACAGAATGAAGACCACCTTCCTCATCGTTCGCTGCTCCGAAGAAGAAAAAACCCTCGTGAGAATGGGAGCCGAAGCTTGCGGTCTGGACCTCTCCAAATTCGTCCTCAGCAGGTGTATTGACAAAAAACCAACAGAATCTCCCAACTCAGTCCAAAACCCGCCAACTCCGCCAATTGTAAATACAAACCGCCCTGAAATACCCCCATCTATTACTGAACCACATTGCCTCGACCGCTGCATACGACTCGGCATCCGTGACTGCGAAGTCTGCCCAAAACGTCCAAAAACTGTAGAGCCAAAATCGTCGCAAGTTCAACAAGAGAGCGGGGTTCAACTCCCCCAACCTCCGCCTCAATCCCCCCGGTGGTGTGGCTCAGATCCCCGCCAGAGGGCCGCCGGAACGCTTCCAGGCCGCGATTTGACAGGTTTTGGGGGTTTGGGGTAGGGTTTGGCGTGTTTTGACGCGGAAACCGAGGAAATAAGAGGGGAGGCCGAACGTGCAGCAATTCCAGCCGATTCACCTTGACCCGAGCAACGGAGCGGCCGTGATAACGGCGACCGTGCGCGAGCTGCGAAGCCTGGTGTTAGTGCATGAGGTTAAGGTACGGGCTCAGGAGCGGATTTGGCGGCGAGTCGAGCAAATGGCTGTGTACGCGGTTTTAGCGGCATTGGCGGGGTTCTGGTGCTACTTATTGAGGGTCTGAGCCAATGATCCGCGTTCGCATTGCAACCGATGACCCCGAGCTCGATCCGCTCTTGCTCCAGCCCGATCTATTTGGCGGGCCCGGGCAGGTGGTGGGCGAACAGGGCTATCTATGGCCGGAGCTGGGCAAGTCGGAGCGTAAACCGGCGCCTGAGCCGGTCAATCCTGAACAGGGGGAGATGGTCCCGTGAGGCGAATCGTGCTGATTACCAGCGGCGGGGATTGGTCAGATGCTAGCGCCGATTTATTAGCGGAGCCTGAGGGGCGCAATCTAGAGGCCGATGTCGCAAGCTATCCAGGCTACCACAAGTCAGGAGGAGTGTTCTTGACGGGATGGCTTGAACGCTTAGGTTATGAACGGCCAACTGCTGCGGAAGCTGTCGAAATAGATGCAACCTGAGCTGATTTGAGAGCAAACGCATCCAGCGAGTAGACCGACAAAAATTCCATTTGACAAGTGCCCGCATTGTGATCTATACTTGCGGACCTGAAAGACCTTGGCGGGTCTACCCAGCGACCAAAATACGAGCAAACCTCACCCACGGGCGGCCCATCCTATCCCGCCAAGGCGCACCCGTGCGGTGGGTTTGCCGCGATCTCCGCCGGTCTGCCTGGCTGTTCCAGGCGCGGCAACTGTTCCTGTTTTGAAGGGATGTTCCCAATGAAAAGTGGACGTACATTAGTCGAACTTGCGACCGAACTCGAACGCCAGGCCAAGAGCAAAAAGGACTATATCGCCGATACCCGGCGACTGTCCTTGCGGGCCACGCCGGACGCTTCGGCGCCGATCATCATGGACGGAGTAAACGGCGGCATGCCCCTGCGGCAGACCGCCCATCAGCAGCTCAGCGCCACGCTGCAAATCCCGAAACCTTATTACGACCGCATGCTCGCCCAGGCGCCGGACCTCTTGGCCCGGAACGCCAATCACTGGCTGCAAGCGCAGCCGGCGAAGAAGATGATTCGTACCTTGGACGGCGGGGTTCGCGCGATTCTTTCCGACCGCTTTCGGCCGCTCGACAACCTTGACTTGGCCGAGACCGTCCTGCCCAAGCTGACCGCCCTGGGCGCCACGGTCCTAAGCGGCGACGTTACCGAACGCCGGCTATACCTGAAGGCAACTACGGAGCGAGTCCGCGGCGACGTCGCCAAGGGCGATACAGTCCAGGCCGGTTTGCTGGTGAGCAATTCGGAGATCGGCGAAGGGCGCTTGCAGGTTGCCGCGCTCACCTATCGCCTGGTGTGCCTTAACGGCGCGATCATGGAGCAAGTCACCCGCCGCGCTCATGTCGGCGGCCGAGTCGGCGGGGATGAATTGATCGAGGATGCCCGTGAGTATTTCACGGACGCCACGCGCCAGGCTAACGACAAAGCTTTCTTCATGTCCGTACAGGACACGGTAGCCGGTGTGCTCACCCAGGAACGTCTCGACAAGCAATTGCTGACCATGCGCCGCGCAGCCGGCGAGCAACTGCCTGAGGACATTACCGAGGTCCTGGAAGTGGCCGCCAAGCGGTTCAGCTTCACGGACGGGGAAAAGGGCTCTGTCCTCAAACACCTGATCGAGGGACACGACCTTTCCGCGTTCGGCCTGGGGAACGCGATCACCCGAGCCAGCCAAGACGTCGAGAGCTACGACCGTGCAACCGAGTTGGAAGCAATCGGCGGCGAGGTGTTCCAACTGCCCGCCAAGACGTGGGCCTGAGATATGAAGCAGGGGCACGGATGCCCTTTTCGGCAACATCTACCCAGCGTTCTTTTTCTTTCGCCCCTGGAGGAATCCTTTATGTGGCGACTTCTGTTTGGACCGATTCTGGCGCTCTTGATCGTATTTGCGGCAACGGCTGGGGAGAAAAAACCCGCCAAACCTGTACCGGCCAAAAAACCTCCGCCGACCAAAAGGGATTTTTCGCCAGGTAGCCTGAGTACGGGAGGCACTGTCTTGCAAGATCAGGTCTATCGTGGCTACGGCCGGTTGCGTCGGGTTCCGGGCGGCTGGCAGCGGCGTTGAATCTCCTGCTGGGACGGGGCACGGATGCCCCGCTTTTTTGGAGCAAGCTATGGGACTCGATTATGACTCCTGGGTGATGGCTGGCCCAGGCGGACCAAACGACGATGACGGCGAAGATTGCCCGGATTGCGACGGCTCAGGCAAGCGGTCGTACTTCCCGTTCACTGAATGGACGAAGTGCGAGCCTTGCGACGGCAGCGGACGTTTGCCCAAACCCGAGCGCGATTACGACCCGGACCCCGAGCCCATCATCAACGAGAAATGACTATCCATGAGCACGCGATGCGCAATTGCCTTTGGTCACACAAAGAATCATCAGGATAAGCTAGCGCTTGTGTACCGTCATTCGGACGGCTACCCTAACGGCGCTGGCGCTGATCTTTTAAAATTCTTCCAGGACGTAAAAGCATGCGCCAAGCACGGCGACACTCGATTTGATGATCCCACTTACCTGGCGGCAAAATTCATCATTTGGCTGACTCTCAAATACGCGAACAGCGAATGGCACAAACGATATCCGGGGGAAGACCATCCTCTCAACCAACTCGGCGTAGGTGTCATTCTCGATTACCCCGGCGATCTTGAATATGTCTACGTCGTTGTTTGCGGCAAGCGCGAGAACGATCCTGAAGTCTACGTGCACAATACTGATTCTGAGGGCAGTCCTAGCGGCGAGGCAATTCCGCTGAAACAAGCCCTGGAGGAGAGCATGCGATGAGCGTTGACCAAAAAAGCTACGACCTGGCCGCGCACTTCCTGGCCGACCATCCACACGACCTGCCCGACGTACAGGGCCTCGCCGAAGCGATCCAGCGCGAAATCGAGGAATGGCTCGAAGACTTGGCCGAGCGCCGCGCCGTTACACCGGCCTGCCTGCACGCCACCAAAGGCGTTTGCGAAACCTGCATGCTCTCCTATTGCGAAGATCCCGAAGCCTGGGCCGATTGGGGGTTGCATGAGCAGGGGAGAAAAAACATGCAAGAGTTGATGCGCGAAATTGACGAGGCAGCGCGAAACCAGCCCGCGCTGCCCGATAATCCGGAACTGCCTTTTTGAGGAGAACCCATGTCCAGAGACTTGAAAAATCTTGATCCGAAACTGAAAGAATCCCTCGACCGCTACGCGCGGGATCATATTGAGTGCGGCGGTTTTCTATCGTTCGCTCTGGAAAACAATTTCATGGAAGCCGTTTGCCGGGCCGATGATAACAGCCTGCAACAGCTCCAGGAGATCGCTCTGTACATCTACAACGATCTGCCGGCCCAATGCTGGGGCAGCAAAGAAAAAGTCAAAGCCTGGCTGGCTGTAGCGAGCTGGCTGCCGCGCCGCTAGAAATTCCGCCTCCGCGCTGGAAGGCGGTTTACGCGGCCAGGGTGTATGCGAGGACCCGGCCGCTGTTTTACCCCGTGCTGGTGCAGAGCCGCGAGTCCGTCATGGTGCTCACCGACTATAGCGCAAGAGACATGCCGGGCGAAGAGAGCGGCCGAACAGCCCGTTCGATTCGGGCGACGGGGGTTAACATTTTTTTTGGAGGTATCTCGATGACCCTGACCTGCAAAATAATCGCCGTGCATCACGGCAGCCAATTCTCGGACGGGCTGCCACGGGTAACGCTGCATTTCCTACAGGCCGATGCAATGGCCAAAGACATCAGGATCTTAGGCTTTCTGATTCCAGACAACACTGAGTTGGGCGATGAGTTCACTGTGACTTTTTCGCCGAAAACTAACCAGAAAGTGGCCGGCGATTACGCAAAAGGAAGTGGAGTATGACGATTACAGACACAGAAACCGAATCGGTGCGCGTCACCGACGACCTGGAGCAACACCCGATCACTCTGCGCTCGCCGCTCGAAATAATCCAGCACGCGCTCAACGCCAAGTTGGCGCCGGCCGAGCTGCGCGAGTATTTCGAGCTATACAGGAGCATGAAAGCCGATGAGGCGAGCCAGGCGTACGCCGAAGCGATGAACACTTGCCAGGCCGAGATGCCGGGTATTGTCCGCGACAAGGACAACAGCCGAACCGGCAAGAAGTACGCGAGCTACGAAGGGCTCAACGAGATAATCCGTCCCATCTATTCCAAGCACGGCTTCAGCCTCTCGTTCGGAGAGGAACCGCTGCCCGTCGAATCGGGCATGCTGCGCATCTTCTGCGACGTGCGCCATAAAGCAGGGCACAAGGAACGCTATCAAGGCGACTTCCCTCGCGACGGCAAATCCGCTCAACAGGAAAAGGCCATCATGACCGCGCTTCAGGGCACGGGCTCAACCTATTCCTACGCGCGGCGCTACCTCGCAAAGAACATTTTCAACTTGGCCGAGACGGACGAGGACAACGATGGCAACTCGGCGAACGCCTACATCACCCAGGAGTTATCCGACTATCTCGGCGAGCAAGTTCGCACACACAAGATTCCGTTGGATCGCTTCTTGAAATGGCTCGGGGCCGAACACCTGGGAGCCGTAACCCGGGCGCAATTCGAGAAAGCGTGCGCCAACTACAGATGGCCGACCGAGAGGAAGAACGGGAAGAAGGCAGGCTCGTGAAACACCCGATGCAAGCTTTCATGGCCGGCGCTCTTGCCGCAATGGTGGACAAGATGCGCGACATCGCCGTCATCCGCGAAATTCGCAAGGTCAACCCCGATGGATTCGAGGTTGTGCTTGGCTCGCGCTGCGTCATTCGCGTAAAGCTCGAAACCGTCGATTGGGGTTTGGACGAATCAATCGCCCTTCCAGAATCGAGGCCCACATGAAGATCATCGAATGCCAACAGGGCTCCCGCGAATGGCTCGAAGCTCGCCGCGGTCTAGCAACTGCCTCCCGTTTTGACAAGATCATCACGCCCAAAACCGGCAAACTGTCCGCTTCGGCCGATGAACTGATCTGCGAACTCCTGGGCGAGAAACTAAGCGGCGAGCCCGTGACTAACGGCCATGTGTCCCGCGCCGGCGAGCGCGGCCTGCAACTCGAAGCCGAAGCCCGTGGCTGGTACGAACTCCAGACCAATTGCGATGTGCATCAAGTTGGGCTGTGCATTTCTGACTGCGGGCGATTCGGCTTTTCGCCGGATGGGCTACTTAAGAATAAACACGGCAATTACTACGGCGGTTTGGAAATCAAGTGCCACGAACCCAAGGCGCTAATCCGCTACCTCCTGAAGGGCGGCTTCGCTGAGGACCATCGACCGCAGGCACATGGCCCGCTTGCTATCGAGCCGGCCTTGGAGTTCTGGGACCTTATCTCTTACTGCCCGTGGAACGCGAGCAAGTCAACCATCGTGCATGTCACGCGCGACGCCTACACCGAGAAGCTCAAAGACGCGCTCGAAATGTTTTGGAAGCGCTATCAGGACTTGCTTGCCCAGATCGAGGATCGGCCGCTGACCGAAACACTCAAGGCAGCCATTGCGGAAGTGACCGGAGGCGCAACGTGAAAAGCAAACTCGAATTAAACCCGCACCTGGAGATCGACGGCGAATATGTAATCGAAGTCACCTATAACGGCCAGCTGATCGCAACCGTGTGCGGCATGGATGGACCCGGGGTCCGCGTCATCAGCCGGCATCCAATGTCAACCAACTTTCGCCAATACGCCATACCGCCGAATGTCATGGAGGTTCGAGTCGGCTCATGAAAAACCAAGCGCGACTACTGATCGACAAACTCAATGAGGAAGAAGCCAAAAGCCTCGCCAATGGCTTGCTGGCTTTACTCGTTACCTTGCCCGCAGGTTCCTTCTTGCAAATTTGGCGGTTCGCTATGGAAAACAAATCGTCGGCACAAGTAGACGTAGACTTCGCAATGAACTTCATCCTCAACGAATGCAAAAACATAGGGGAGCCGCCCACATGACCTGCGCCGAGTGCAAAGAAGTTATCAAAAGAGGATTCTTGCGGGCGACGGTTGCCGAGCGCGCCGCAGTCGGCAAGCATTATTGGGAATGCGACACTTGCCGGGCCGAGATCCGCGCGGAAGGCGATCCGTCCCAGGTAACACCCGAGCGCCTGGCGCAAATGAAACTGCTGGTGGCCGCTCGCTGGGCCGCTGACCAGATGGACCCGGAGGGGAGATGAAATTCCCCGACGACTTGCCACATATGCTTGAGTACCGCCTGGGCGGGGTTATAGTTGGCGGCAGGATGACCCGCATTGTCGTCTTGCCCTGCCTGCCGCGCCGGCCTGTGCGTTACATCGGCACCAGCGGCAAAACGGATGCAGCGCACGTTGTTCCGCGGATTCCTGTCGGCTGCACCGGCTGGAGACTTGTCGGCGAGACGGGCTGGCGACGGCTGCAAGATTTGCCGGAGCACTGGCTACCGTTTCTCGACCGCAAGCGAGAAACCGAACTCGACCCGCGCCCGAAATATCGCCCGCCCGAACGTGAAACCCTGGAAGGCCACGTAGAGGAAGAAGAGCAAATCAGTCCACCCAAGGACTATGTGCCTCCGAAGAAGGAGCAAAAGGATGAATCCCCTCGATCCCCCAGCGGAAGTACGCAAGGCAACCTCTATCAAGGACCGCCAGTCCAGGATTAGGGGAATGTACGCCCGCCAGATTCGCCTGACCATTGAGCAAATGAGGGCCATTGGCGCGGAACTGAACTTGCTCAAAAACCAATGCGTTGCCGAAGGCAAAGCTTGGCTGCCGGAGCTTGATACTACGGACATCCCGCGTAGCACAGCGCACCGACTCATGCGGGTTGACGATAATTGGGAGATCCTGCGTGTCCACTTATCTTCAGTGGAGAATATGGGAGTTGTCGAGGCGCTTAATTGGGCCTCCGAAACCTACTGTCGGTCCTGCCGGCTGAACGGCCCGAAGAAAAGTTGCAAGGACTGTGCGGCCATGCGGCAATCGGAGCCGCGTGAGGATGCCGGCCTTGACCAACCCGAGCCCTACGAGAAACGCATCGCGGCAACCGAGAAGGCGTACCGCAAAGACCTGGAAATGTTGGCTAAAACCAAGGCCGCAAAGCCCGGAGTCGTTGACGCAGCCTATCGAGGACTCGAAATGCTCGCCGTCAACTACAAGCTGCTCCATGCCGCGCCGACAAAGCCAGCGCCCTCGGCTTCCAAGGGGAAGTGCAAATTCTGCAAAGCGGAAATCCTGTGGGTGACCACGCAGAAGGGGAAGCGAATGCCGCTCAACGCCGAGCCTGGCGGAGGCCAATTCAGGATCGGCAAGGACAACCGGGCGGAACATGTGAAGTACGATCCCGAAGCCGACACAAGCGAGTTATATCGGAATCACCATCTGTGCTGCCCAGCGAGGAAGAAGACATGACCCACCGCCAAAAGTGCGTCAGCGATGACGGCAAGGTGTTCTTTCACCTCGAACGCTCAAGCTTTGAGCTGGGCAAGATCCGCTACGGCTCGCTTACCGAATGGGGACAGCAGTGGGAAAACGATACTTACTATGGATGCGTGAAGGACTATCCTTCCGGCTTCCCAATTGGCGGCGGACCCTGGGCAACGATTTCCATTTCGTCAATCGACGAGACGTCGCGGCATGACTGGCGAGACTTTCAGCAACTGAAGAACGCCCTGCTCGGCGACGAATGGGAAGCGGTCGAACTGTACCCAGCCGAGTCTCGGTTGCGTGATCCATCGAATCGCTTCTATCTGTGGTGTGTGCCCAAGGGAGTCTTTAACTTCGGCCTGGAGGATGAGCGAGGCCCAATGCGCATCGTGCTTGATGCCGATGAAGCCGAAGCTCCCCAAAGGCCATTTCCGAGGAAGACATGACCCGCCGTCGTCGCGACCAGTACAAACTGCCGCCCAACTGGTACGCCGAAGCCAAGGCGGCCTGCAAGATACCTTCCCCCGCGCCGGTAGCTGGGCAGACGCAAGCCGGCGCGGGGCCTGAACCGGAGTTGGTCCAGGTGACTTTGCGAATCATGCCGCACTCGGAGCCGTGGGAGCAGAGGTTGAAACGGTTGTTGAAATGGGCGGGACGAAGTTTGGGGCTGAAGTGCGAGGACTTGACGTACATCCTGCCAAACAAGCGCAGCCATGCCGAGGAGAGCACGGATGCCCACGAGCCGAGATGAGTTTATCGAAAAGTACCGCCATGTTCTGCGCTCAATCTGCCTCGACGGCTTCATTAGCCGGAACGGGGAAGAGGCGGAGTGGAAGTGGCGGCGCATCGAGAACCAGAGCAACAAAATCGACAACGTGTTAGCGCGGATATTCGATGACCTGTCGAAGCCGGCGCGGGAGTAGTTGGGCACCACACATTCAGCGAAAGGAGCGACCATGATTGGAGTTCTTATGCCGGTTGAGTGGCGTTTCACCATCGACGGCAAGGTGCCGATTCGCTGGGCGGGCTGGGTCGATTTCGGCCTCACCGGCGTTCAGTGGATTGAGGTCGGCTCTTTTTCAGTTTAGTTAGGCACCACACATTAAAAGGAGACCAAATGGCTAAAGCAAATGAGCGTCCTGTGATCGTCTGCACCGAGTTTCGCGGCGTGTTCTTCGGTTACGCTGCCGACACCAGCGGCGATGTAATCCACCTGAAACGCGCCCGCATGGCAATCTACTGGGGGACCACCCGAGGCATCATGGAGCTGGCGGAGACTGGGCCGACCTCTTCCAGCAAAATCTCGGCCCGTGCTGACATTGAGTTGCGAAAGGTCACGGCAATTTTTGAAGTCACTACCGCCGCTGTCGAAAAATGGGAGGCGGCAAAATGACTTGGACGCAATACCGCGAGCGGGTGAGCGTCTTTGACATCTTGGAGACCGGCGCTTGCCCCGATGGAGTGAATGACTGGGTATTGAATCACGGCAAAATTATTGCCGGACTAACCGCCGATTACCGAACCGGCGAAGCCGGTGAGTACATCGGCAAGGCAGCAAATGCTAACGGCTACGGCTGCGGCTACGGCTACGGCTGCGGCTACGGCTACGGCTACGGCTACGGCTACGGCTACGGCTACGGCTACGGCGACGGCGACGGCTACGGTTACGGCTGCGGCTACGGCGACAGCTACGGCGACGGCTACGGTTACGGCTGCGGCTACGGCTACGGCTACGGCGACGGCTACGGTTACGGCTGCGGCTACGGCGACGGCTACGGCGACGGCTACGGTTACGGCTGCGGCTACGGCGACGGCTACGGCGACGGCGACGGCTACGGTTACGGCTGCGGCTACGGCGACAGCTACGGCGACGGCGACGAAAACGAAAGCGCGGAAGTAAAGCCAAACTCGGCACCGACAAAAGAGCTTCAGGCGATGGTCAAGCCGGAGAGCCATGATAATCATTGACGAAGTTTGCCTGGACCGCTTCCGCCGCTCGGAACGGTGCGAGTATTGCAATCGGCCCACGCCGGACGGCACGGACCCACACCACGCTTTCATCAAGCGCGGCATGGGCGGAGGCTCAAGGCTGGACGTGCCGTGCAACTTGGCTGGCTTATGCAGAGGGTACTATTGCGGCCTGTGGGTGAGTTGCCACCAAGCGGCGCACGAAGGACGCATTCACCCAGCCGACATTCAGGCAATCATCGCGCGGCGCGAGGGCATGTTGCAGGACCAGATTTGGGAATACCTTTACGAGCTGTTGCGGCGACCGAAGTGCGAGGCCGCTGAGGAGGACGTAGCATGAGCTGGATTACTTTCAAGGATGGTGGGCTATCAAAGTCGGGCAAGACGCGCGTTTGGCGTGTCCGGTCAAACGATTCGCCGCCCGCCGCTGGCGACATCGGGGCGGTGGGATGGTACGGCCCCTGGAGAAAATACTGCTTCTTCGCGGCACCGAATACCGTCTGGGAGGAAGACTGCCTGCGCGAGATTGCCGCATTTTGCGAAAACCAAACCAAGCGCCACAAAACTGGCGAGGCCCCTGAGGACTTCGACGCATGAGCAACAAATTCCTGCGCACTGAGGACGGCGTTGACTATTTCGATTTCAACTGCTCGTGCGGAGCCGCAGGCGAGTTGGGCGTTGCGACCGAAAACGCGATGGAGCCGTTCGGTTGCCCGGAAGGCTGTGGAGCAACTTACGTGCGCTGGCGACCCGACAAGATCCCGGCACTGAAATGCGTTGTTCAGCCGGTTTATTTGGTGTGCCCGAGCAATCCGCCCCCGAGTTCACCCTGATCTACCCGGAGGACTCTGACCCATGTTCGGCTACATGAAAGTTTACTGCCCTATCTGCCGCAGTGAGATGGATGGGATGAGGCCATACGGCCGCCAAGCCCACTGTTGCGGGAAAGGATGTTATGAGGAGTGGCAATGGAGAGAAACCCTGGCACTGCTCAACCAACCGTACCGGCCAAGGCTGCCAAAACCCGAGCCCAGCCAGAGTTCGCCTTGATCCTGAAAATTACGGCTGGCCGCAAGGCCACTTATTACCGCCTTCGCCGGCACGATCCGCATCCAGGAGTAGCCAAGAAGGCATGGAGACTTGAGCAAAAGGATGGCAAGGTTTACGACGTGGCCTTGACTGAGCGCGGGCACTGGTCCTGCACATGTCAGGATTTTATTTTCCGAAGGCAAAACGCGCCGGAGCCGTGCAAACATTGTGCGGCGCTGAGAGCGTTTGGGTTGTTGTGAGGAGCCCGAAATGAAACCCATCATTGGCACAGGCGACCCGCGACCGCCGACGCCGGCTGATTATTGGCGAGCATCTTTGCACTTGCAGCTTATGGCCATGCCGGATGAAGCGCTCAAGGAAGTCTGCGAAACGCTGCTGGAGATTTACTTGCACCACAAGGCCCATATTGAGGAGCCTGCCCAATGCGCGTAATGAAACCAAGGAGCGGGCCTTGGAAATGATCCGCGCGTCCGCCCCGGAAGTTGGCGCGAGAGGAGCCACCCATGAGAGCAAGCCGAGCCGCTGAGCTGCCGCCCGAGTCGGAAGAGTCGCTGCAACAAAAAGTCTGCCAACTGGCAAGGGCGTGCGGGTGGCGCTTCGTTCACTTCCGCCCTGGCCGGACCCTCAAGGGCTGGAGAACGGCGTTTATAGGCGATCCTGGCTTTCCTGACTCTGTGTTGGTGCGTGGCCGCCGCTTGATCTTCGCTGAACTGAAATCCGATTCAGGAAAGTCAACAGACGCCCAAGATGCCTGGATATGGGCTTTGGCCGAGGTTCCTGGCGTCGAAACGTATTTTTGGCGTCCCTCCGATTGGGATGAGATCGTAAGAATACTCAAATGAAAGGATCGACATGAACGGCACGCTTTTATTTTCAATCCACAACTTTGACGATATTCCGGTTCGGCTCTATCGGACCCGCGCCGAGGCCATGAAGGACAAGAAGAATTGGAAAGAGGCCAAGGCAAACCCGCTGGGGTCGATGGACATAACCGCATTCATCGGCTTCAAGCTGCTGGACTTCAAGAAGGGCTTGCCTGTGGGAATGGCAGATTATTTTAAGCGCAAGGGCCGAAAGAGAAGCGCGTAGGCCGGCACCTAGGCGGCACGAGCGGCCAGAAAGGACCTTGCCAACAGCGCTGAGGCGGAGTAGAAGAAGAGAAAAGAAAGTGGCCAGGGGAGTGACAAGCTCGCCCTGGCCGAAGTCAACCGCGGCATGGTAAGGACATTTTATCGGGGTTCTCCCGAAAACGTCAACCCTGCCGCACAAACATAGCTCCAAATTGAGCAAACGGTGTTCAGTCCACCGACCGCCGAGGCAATGGTCTTCAGTGACCGCTAACGAGTACAGCGACAAGGACTGATTCGGTAATCTGGCACTATGCCAGCGGAGAGGGAGCCGCACGTCCACGGCTGGAGGCCGCCGTATAAAAGGCTGGTGGGGGCGGGGTCATTGCGCTTACATGCTGTTGTGTCAGACCATGCCGCGTACCATTCCAACGAGGGAAAGGGTTGTATTATGAGAACTGTCCGTGGGTCAGGCAAAGCTTGGCCAATTTTGATCAAGATTAGCGAATGGCTGGCAAGGAAGAGGCAGGAGACAGCCAACAGTTAGGATTGCAGCCAAGCTCCGCGAGGGAACCAGGACGTTTGAGCGTAGCCATGCTACCGGAGCGTGCCAGGACGAGCGAGCGCCAAGCCAAAGCGTAGGAGCGTACCATTCGACTGGAGCGTTTAGCCACAAGAAGGGAGGGAACCAAAAACTAGGAGCGCAGCCATGTTGACAGAGCGCACCAAAACGCATGAGCTCGAAGCCATTGAACATGAGGGCACCACAGTAAGGGAGCGTAGCCGATTAGTGGGAGCGTACCAGCCATAGCTATTGAGGGGGCCAATAGGTGAGAGCGACGCAGCCAAAGTTGGCGAGAGCGCCAAGTTCCATGAGCTTAGCCAAAACGTTTGCGAGTGTCATACTGGACGAGCGCCAGCCATCAGCCGAGAGGGCACCAACTCCATTGAGCGACCCAGCCAAACCAGAGAGAGGACCATTTGACAAGAGCGAAAGGACGGACAACGTGAAGAAAGCCAAAAAACGAGAGCGCCGAGCCATCACGCAGGAGAACACCAAATCCAAAGAGCGCTCAGCCATCAATGACGAGCGTACCAATGAGGAGGAGCGCTCAGCCATAACGCATGAGGGCACCAATCAAGGAGAGCGATCAGCCATAGGGCATGAGAGTACCAGATCCTTGGAGCGAAACGGCCAGTTTGAGGCCATCGCCCGCCTCGATAAAGATCTCAAAATCGCCGCCCGGACCCTGGGTAAAGGCGCTGCCCGGTTCTTGGTAGACAGGTATTACCAAGTCCAGAACCGGCGCATCCGCGATGCCGGGCAAATCCGCTCCGCCAGGGGTGAGCCGAATCGGTTGCTGAAGTGGATGTTCGACAGTGACAGGTTCCTTGAGTCCGACATCTTGCGGGCGCTGGACGTGTTCTCCGATGAGTACCGCGTCGGCCGCTGGCTGAAGTGCTCACCACCGGACTCTTTAGTGCGCACCACTTTTCGGGGAGATGTGCCAATATCTGAACTGAAAAATGGCGACCAGGTGTTTGCGTATCATCGGAAAAAGTCGCAGATCAGTGGCAAGCGGCTCGCCTATGGGCATGCTGTCGAAGTGGCATGCCGGCCGTACTCAGGACAGATGACCTCGATTTTATGCAGTGGTAAGGAGACTCGAACAACACCAAACCATAAGTGGCCCGTGCACATTGACCCCGATCTAACATGCAACAAGTTTGTCGTTTACTTAATGAGGCGCGGCTTTGTTTTTAGAATCGGCAGGTCTAGGCTGTTAGTCCATCGTGTTGGTCACAAGCAAGGGCGGTTAGGCGTTACAGCGCGAGCGAGAATGGAAAAGGCAGACGGACTGTGGATTTTGAAAATGTTTGATGTCGAATCAGAAGCCTCGATTTACGAAAACTACGCTGCTGCGTTTTATGGCATTCCTACGGCCACATTCGAGCCGCCCAACTCCAAAAACACTTTTTTGACTCGTGAGAATTTAGCCATCCTCTGGGGCATGTTCCACCCGGCAAAATTACTTACTGCTGCCACAGCATGCTTGATCGACCACGGCAAGGATATTCGATTTCCCCTTTACTCAAAGGGGACGCAGGCAAAGCCGAATGCCAGGCATCTCCTCGATGTCCACGCCGTCAACCTGATTCCAGAAATCATGCAGTTGCCCACAATTGCTCACGGGTCGCACACTAAGTTTGCTAAATTTGAAATGGAGTCTAAATGGTACGACGGACAAGTCTATTCACTTGACGTTCAGAAACACCATACCTACATCCAAGACGGGCTCTGCACGTGCAATTCGATCACCGGCATAGGTCCCGTCATCACTGCCGGCTTGCTGGCGCACCTGGACATTACCCAAGCGCCGACTGCCGGTCACTTCTGGCGGTTTGCCGGCCTTGACCCGACCTGCAAATGGGAGAAGAAGACCAAAAGGCCGTGGAATGCCGGCCTGAAGGTTTTGGTGGCCTTCAAGGCGGGGGAAAGTTTTGTGAAGACGCAGAACAACAAGAACGATTATTACGGTCAGATATTCGTGACCCGCAAGGCGCTGGAGCACGAGCGCAACGAGCGGCTGCTATTCAATGAGCAGGCGGAGCAAGTGTTGGCTGCGAAGCGGATCGGTAAGGACACCGAGGCGTTCAAGGCTTACTCGGTCGGCAAGCTGCCGCCGGCGCATATCCATGCACGAGCCAGGCGCTACGCAGCTAAGCTGTTTCTGGCGCACGTTCACCAGGCGATGTACGCCGATTGGTATAAAGGTGCACCATCGCCATTGCCGTACATTTTCCACGTTGAGGAAGGACGGCATCGGCATCTGCTCGAACCGCCCAATTGGCCAATGCCAAAAGAGGGGAAGTCGCTGCGTGAGATGGGCGCATAGCCAGGTCCTTGGAGAGCTCCAAGAGCCCTGAGCGGGCAGCCATGACACATGAGAGCACCATGAGAAACGAGCGCTGAGCCACGCTTTGAGAGAGCACCAACTTGAGTGAGCGTAGCCAAAAAGTGGAAGAGTGCCAACAGTTAGGAGCGAGCCAGTAGGGAAGTGTGTGCCAACTCGCCAGAGCGTAGCCAGAAACATAGAGGGGACCATGAAGCCTGAGCGCAGCCATTTGGTGCGAGCGTGCCAATCGGAGAGAGCGCAGCCACGCCTAATGAGTGTACCCAACCATCGGAGCGCTCAGCCAATATGCGAGAGAGTACCACCGTGCTAGAGCGCAGCCATTATGTACGAGAGTGCCATGAAGCGTGAGCGCCCAGCCAGTCCATCAGAGAGGACCATGAAGATTGAGCTCAGCCAAATGGTATGCGAGCGCCACGATATAGGAGCGCAGCCAGGTTCTTTGAGGGCGCCATGGTACGAGCCAGGAGCGCCAGCCACAAAAGCAGAGAGCGCCAAGTAGCTTGAGCAGCCTAATGCCTTGAGAGTGCCAAACCCTGAGAGCGCTAAGCCAAGGTGTTTGCGAGTGCCATAGTCCTGGAGCGCAGCCAAACTGAACGAGAGCGCCATCTCGCCGGAGCGCAGCCATTGATTCCGAGCGTGCCAAAGCTTATGAGCGCCGAGCCAAAAAGTCGGAGAGTGCCATGCCACGCGAGCGCAGCCATGATCGAGGAGAGCGCCAATAAACGAGAGCGCAGCCAACCTCTCTGAGAGCGCCAAAGCCCGCGAGCGCGCTCACTGGCCCATCGCCTTCTTCCTTTTTTGCTGAGGGGACAGCGTGACCCTCCGGCCCATCTCGGCGGCGCGTTGCTGCTCGGCAGTGTGCGTGATGTAGGACGGCGCCGGCGTCATGCCGACAAAGCTTTGCAGGCGCTGCCCCAGCGGCGCCCCCTGCTGCTTCTGCTGCTGGAAGCCGCGTACCGAAAACGGCTCGAAAGATTTGAGCATGTGCTTTGCCGTGTCCAGGGATTGCCTGACCGCCGAGTCGTCGGGGTTGCGAATGGCGGCGCCGTAGAAGTCTTGATTGTCCAACATTTCCCCGACAGTACCCACGAACGGATGCAGCTTGGACTTCGCCATTTCCCAGGCGTTCTGCCCAACACGCATCGGCCCCTCTCCGGCGCGGTTCGTCAAATGTGCCACGTCACGCATGTAGGATGGCAGGCTAATCCGATCCGGCGTCCCGTCCGGCCGCGTTCGTCCGGTCCTGGGGAAGAAGTAATCCTTCAACTCTTGCGGCCACTGTCCGGTTGCGAGGTACTGATACATGGCGCCGTAAAAACCATGCACCAACGGCAGAGCGGCCAGGTAAGCCAGGCGTGGGGAGATTCCTTTTCCTTGCAAGACGCCTTTCACCGATCCAGGAATGTCTTTGACGCCACCACCAAGTTCGCGGACTGTTCCCAGGTTCCAGCCGACCGAGCGCACGCCGACCATCGCCAGATCCTTGACTACACGGTTCCAGAAAAGGTTATCGTAAGTGAGCTGACCCAGGCGGTTCTCGACGCTATCCCAAGCTTTCCCCAGCACTGCCCGCCGAGTGCTGGGATCGGACATCGGCCCCAGGCGTTCCATCTCCGACCGGGCCATGTCAGCGAATACCCCAAGTTTCATGCGCGGCACCATTGCCTCCATGACGGGTTTGGAGAGAGCTTCCGACAAAGCCGGCAAGGCATTATAAAGTGCGCTGCCGACTCCGCCCTTCCCCTGGCGAATGCTTTGAATGGCATCGCGGAAGCGTTGCAGGTGATCGCCTTTGTAGAAGGCATCCATTCTGGACCGGCCGCCGGCTTCCTCAAGCCACTGCACCACTTGAGCGGCCTCTGCTCCCTGCGACCCGGGAGCGTAATATTCACGCAGGACTTTCGAGCCCTGCCACAGGGCCTTGATGGGAGCCAAGGGCGCTCCAAGAAGATGACCGGCGCCTTTGAGGAAGTCACCGCGGCTGATTTCTTGCAATCCCAGCGCAGCCGCCGAGATTTGCGTGTCGATGACCGCAAAGCCGGCGTGGAAGGCGCCGAAGCCGAGCTGGAACTGGTTCATCGTGTTGCCGACTTCACGCACGACATCATAAGCCTTGTTGCCGCGCAGGCCCGGCTGAAGGTGATTGTTAATGATACGCGCTACCGGCTCGGGATAGTAATAATGCCCGCGCAGGATCAAGCCTTGCTCGGCGTTCTGGTGGACCGTATCGGCAGGATCGTTGCCGCGCACCCAGCCTTGCGGAGGCGATTGCCCCAGGCCGGCGAACTGCCGCAGGCCCGTGGCCCCGAGCTCCTGGCGCACGTCATGGGCCATGATCGACTTGTCCATCTGCTCCAAACTTTTGAGCACTAGACCCACCGGGTTCCAATCGACCGGCTGCAAACCCGCCTCGATGCCGTCGCGATAGGTCGGCAGGGTGCGCTCGCGGCGAAAGCCTTCCTTGCCTGCCATCGGCCGGCGTGAAGAGAGAATAGCGCCGATGTCCGGGCCGCCCGGCTGTTGTCCAGGTCTCTGCCACAGGTGGCTCATGTAGTTTTCGATATAGGGCTGGACCAGATCCCGGCTCTGAAGTTTGCCGGCGCGATCGTTGATTAACTCGCGCATGGTTTTGGCGAAGTCCTGGACCTCCTGGGGAAGGTTTTGTGTCTTGCCGCTTTCAAAGGCATCGGCGAAGTCAAGGAATCGCTGATTGCGCGTAGCTTCGTCAGGCGCGCCGTTGATATGGCGGTCGAAATATCTCTGCCCGGCCTTGAGAGTTTCCTGAGCGATTTCCTTCTGGCGGGCGAGCACGGCTAGGTTCTCGCGCATGACCCCGGCGCCCTTGACCGCCTGTTCTCCGCGCGTGGCCGGAGCAAAAGCAACTTTCAGGCTATCGCCGACCTCGCCGCCTTCCTTGGCAAGCTTGTCCTTGGCATCGCTAAACTTGTCGCTGAACCACTTACCAACGGCCTTGATGTTCAGGCTGCCTTCTTGCCCCTTGGCGAAATCCCAGAGCGCGAGTCCTAACTTGTTACCTCCGGCCTGACCGCCTGGGGCTGGGGCACCTTGATCCCCGGCTGCTGGAGCGGCCTGGGTCCCACCAGTTTCGGGAAGCCCGGCACCTTCCGGGGTACCGGGTTGTGTAGCTCCCGGACCCTGAGCAGCAGACCGAGTTGATTCTTCCGCGCTCTGTAAATTCTGCTCAATCCCACGTCGAATGGATGCCGGCTCGTGACCGAGACGTTGCCCAACGCTGCTGGACTGCCGTATGGCATTCTTGACCTCCTCGCTGTGCGGTAAATCTTCGGGATGCTGTAGCCAGTGGTCGAACAATGAACCGGCTTCCTTGCGAAGTTTGCCGAGTTCGGGCAATTCCTTGTCGATCATCTCTCTGGCGTCCATGCCGCGTGAACGGGCCATGCTTTCCAGCTTAATGAGCACGTCGCCGGCCCTGGCCAGGTTTGCTTCAGACGGCTCACGTAGGGCCTCGCCGAGAGTTTTCAGGTAAGCGTCGGCGTGGAGACGGACGACACGTTGCCGCCAGTCCGAAGCCGAAAGCGGCTGATCGGCCGGCGTCTTGGTGATGGGGTCTTTCTGATCGAGTTCGGCCAGGCGCTCGCGCACGGCCTTGGCTTGATTGCCAGCTCGGGTGAATTGAGCTTCGACCTGCCCCAACGTCGGTTTGCCAGGCTTGGGTTCCTGAGCGGGCTGGGCGATGGGTTTGCCGGCGACTCCGGCCTGAGCGGCGCGGAGACGGGCGATCTTCTCGCCGCCTTCCTTCTCCGGCTCTTCGTTACGCTTGAGCCAGTCGTCCCAGAGGGGAGAGAGTTTGACCGAGCCTTCTTCGCCGCCGAAGAAGTTATGGAGAGCGCTCGTCAGGCGCCCGCTGAGTCTTGGGGCTCCTGGTCCTGGCTCGGTTCGGAAGGAGACGCCTGGCGCAACCTCAGTCGGCGCGGCACCTGGGGAGGATTCGCCTGGCCCCGGTTCCCGAGCGCTGCCTTCCGCCTGTTCTCGTGCCTCTTCTGCCGCCGCCTCGCGAGCAACTTCTGCTTCCACGCTTCGAGCATGTTTCTCAGCGGCGGCGGGAGCAAGTCCCGCTCGTTGAATCGCCGATTTGACGCCATTGCGTTCCTCCGGGTTAAACTCACCGGCCAACTGCTCGCCGGCCTTCTGATAGGCCTGGGCTAATGTCAGCGGCCTCTCCATGCCGCCGCGCAACAGATCATGCAAAACGTCGGACGGCTCCTGGCCAGGCTGGCGGAGTAGGTCGGGCCGATCTTCAGCCAACTTGCCGGCTACCTCGTCCAGACCGGGCACCTTGGAGGCGTCTTCATACTGCCGCCGATAGTTTGCGGGCTGTACGTCATGCTCTTTGAGCGCCCGCCATGCGTCGCGCCGGACTGCGTTCTTGTCGGCGACACTCTCATTGTGGACCTTGAGGATGTCATTGGCACGCGCCTGCTGCCTGGCTTCGGGGGAGATTCGGGCTTCCGCCAGGGCCGCGTTACGCGACCAGATCGCCTTGCCGCCCGGCGACAGGTCTTTGGACGGCACCAGCCGGCCGCTCATATCGTGGCCTGGCTGGCTGGCCTCCTCGTGCATGAAGTCGTACATCGCATCCACGAGGCCGCGGCGCAGCGGGGCTTTTTCCTTGCCCTGGAATTCCTTTTGTATCCTGGCATCGGTGGCGGAGATTGTTTGTTTGGTCGGGTCTTCACTCTTGTCGAACTTGACGCTGCCGACCTCGTTTCCCTGTGGATCATGCACATGAATCTTAGCATACGGTTCACCCGACAGAGAGCCTTTTCCAGCCTCGCCGGAAACGGTGTAAACCTTGCCGTCTTTGCCCACAACCTCTGTCCGACCGCCCTCTCCTTGGCGGAATTTAGTGCCTGTATGCGACCATTCCTGAATAGGGACTTCTGGAGCCTTTTCGGCTTCGGAGGGCTCCTGGAGCGTTTTAGGCGTTTCCTTGGCCTCTGCCACTTTGACAGGGCGTCCGTAGACGGTTGTTTCCTTGCCGCCTTCTTGCCCTTCCACGACCGGATGCGTGTACTCCGGGGCGGGCGGTTCTCGGCCCCTTAGCACCTCCGTTTTGGCCTGGTCGTAGGATCGGCCCTTCCGCAACAGATCGGCGAACTTGATCCCTTCCGTGGCCGTGAAAGGAGCCTCGCCGTTTCGTTGTTGCAGGGTGTCATGGGCGGTCTTGGAGACCCAGGCGTTCGCCAATTCGGGAGCACTATGGGCGCCTTTCATGAACAACTCGAACAGCCCTATGGCGCCGCCTTCCTGGATGATTTGCTGGATGGCCCGTTGTTTCTCTTCGGGGGTTTTCGCGGCAAGCAGCGTTGCTAGAGGCCCGGCATGCCCGCTGGCGCCCAGCGCGTAGTTGGAGTCGCTGGAAATCTCGCTGGCTGAGAGCATCTTTAAAGCGCCGGCGATGGCATCTCCGGCCTTGGCCATCACTCCGGGCGGAAGTCTGCTGGCGCCGCCCATGCCGCCCATGACTGTGAACAGATAATTGCTGATCGCCTCGCCCGCTTGCTCCTTGCCGATTTGTGAAAGCGGTTTGTCGTCGGCCAGGCCCATCGCCACGTTGATAGGCAGCATGGCTGCGGTAAAGCGTGTCGCCGTCCCGAGTCCGCCCATCAGCGTTGCAGCTTTGGCTGGGTCCGCGCCGGCAAAAGCGCTGAACTCCATCGACGCTGTACCGAAACGAGCGGCGCCACGAAGGAGCTTGCTGAGCGTACCGCGCTGTTCTTCTGCCGACTGCCGCGCCATGGCCGCCGCTACGAGACGGTAATCGCCGATGTCGCCTTCGCCCTTGGCGATGCGGTCGTAACTGTCCTTGGCAATGTGCTCCATGCCGAAGGTGAAGCCCCGGCCGGCGAAAGGCACGTTCTCCATTCCGCCCGTGAGCAAGTCCATCGCGGTCCCGAGGCCCGGATGCGTGCGGGCCATTGCTGACAGCGAGTATTGCCGCGCCGCCAGCTCCGCTTTCTTCTCGAAGGCATCGCCGAAGACTTGCAAATCCGCGGCGCTGACGCCGGCTTGGCCCAGAGCTTCCTCGTAAGCCTTGCGGGCTTTGTGCGCGTAACTCTTGATCGACTCGTCGCCGTTGAAGTTGCGCGGCAGCTCCCCGGTCTGGGGATCGCGGTACTGACCCTGAGTTGGATCGGGCAGATCGGGATGCCGGGACATGAAGCCCGGATCGAGGAGGTACTGACTCAAGCCCTGGCCCAGCTCGCCGAGTTTTGCCTGATCTGGCTCGGTGAGGTCGCCACGTTGATAGCCCGCCAAGTTGGATATAGGTGGAGGGAAATCTTGTTGGCGGTAGACTCCGCGCTGGTAGCCGGCAGCTTGGAGGGACTCGGCCGACGAATCCACCCCGAGCCTGGAGAAGGCGTCGAGAGAGGCCGGATCGTATACTTGCGGGACTGTGGGATCGAGAACCGGATCGTCAGCCACCCAACCAAATCGTTTCTACCTGCTCTTACTCTTCGCCTTCTTGTCCTTGCGGCGCTTGCTCGCCTTGCTGTCCTTCGGGGCTGGATGGCAATGGCTGGAGCAACTGATCGCCGACCATTTCGGGCATGTGCTTCTTCATGGCCTCGTGGATTGCCTTCCTCGAATCTTCCGAGATTGGAGCTCGGCCAGGTGGCGCAGCAACCGGCGCGGCCGGCGGGGGAGTCTGGGGCGCTGAGCCAGGAACCGCGCCAGGCCCCTGCGTCGCCCAGAAGTCGGCTTCGTCTTTCTGGCCTTGCGGGCTGTTGGCATAGTTCCGCTTCGTCAACTCGCGCAATTCGTTCTCATCGACCGGAAGTTCATTGCCTTGCTCGTCATGCTTTTTGACCTTGCTCAGTGTGGCTAGCGCTGCCTGGCCAGCTTGATGCCAGGCCGTCTGCCGGTGCTTCCGCTCGGCAAGCTCTTGCTGCGCGATCGCCTTGGCGCGGGCGACGTCGGAATCGGCCTGAGCCTGGCTGAGGTCATGGAACTTGCCCTGATCGTCGCTAAAGACGGTGTGCTTGCGCCCGCCCACGTTGATTTCGGACATGGCAAATGGTAAGCCCTTGGCACGGGCTTCGGCGTTGCCTTGGCGGATGCCTTCAAGTTGCGCGGCTTGCTCATGGACCATCTTGGCTTGTTCTTGTTTCATCTGCGCTGTGGCGGCCTGTTGCTTTTGCATGAGCGGGTTCAAGCCGGTCTGGATTTGCAGCTTGTACTGCTGTCCCTCTTGAGGAGTGATAGAGCCGTCGAACATGGCGCGGTCGACGGCAGCCAGACCGGCTTGCAGGCGGGCCATGTGAATTCGCTCGGCCGCGTTTAGTGGCTGGGCTTGTTGCTGTTGCCCGCCCCCGCCGATCCCCTGCGCCGCCGGCCCGCGTTGGCTGAAATTCTGCTGGAAGGTTGCTGGTCCAGGATGATGACCGCCGCCTCCGCCGCCGCGAGGCCCGAACAGGCGCTCGTACATGGAGGCGAGCGTGGGAAGGTCGCGCGAGTATTGCTGGGCAGCGCCGGCACCTGCCGTGAAACCTGGGGCTAAAGGCGAGGGCTGTTGGAAACTGATCGGCATGCTTCACCTCACGACAGATTAATCTGCTTCCATACCGCTGCATTTTGCGTGTTGCTCACGCAGATGTAAAGAGTGGTTGAGAGCGTGTTCAGCCACAACGCGCCCGGAATCGCTCCCACGGATATGTCATCCGTCGCCAGCGGCGCTCGCGTCATGCTGATGGCCGGCGAGCGTAAGGTCCACGCCTGCGCCGCGGTCTGCTGGAGTATGCCCTGACTGATAAGCGAGTTGAGCATCGAGGTCAGGTTCTCGGTGAGCCGGCTCAAGCGGCGTGTGTCGGCAGTATCGGGGACGCGCGGAAAGAAGGGACGGGCCAGGCCCCGGCCAGGTCCAAGCGGCAATGGCAGAGCGGGCGGGTTGCGAGGGCCGAACAGGTTTTGCTCGGCCTGGGTGCCAGGCAAAAGTTGCAGCCAGGGAGCGCCGCGCAGGGGAGGGCCGCTGTGGATCTCCGGCAGGAGCGGCCCTTGAGTCAGCGCCGGAATCTGGAGCACGTCGGTTCGGGCAAAAGGTAAGCCCTGAAGCCAGGGAGCGCCGAACATGGCTGGGCCGTGGCGGAATTCGGGGACCGGAGGACTGGTTACGACTACCGTGCTGTTCTGCTGAATGCCCGGTGAGGGAATAAGGTCCGAGGTGTAGCGAAGGTTCTCCGTGAGGGCTGGGCCGGCAATATCGGTGACCACCACCTGGAAGGTGTCCACCTCGCCGTTGGCCGGCCAACTTGCAACAGACCAGCGCACGTTTCCTGTGCTGCCGACAACCGGAAAACTTGGACTGAAGGTTGTTGCCCCGGAAAGCTGCGCGGCGGAAACGAAGGCCCGACTCGAATTTGCCCCAAACTGAAACAGGACCGTTGTGTCTGCGGCATCGCCGCCTACCGATGAGAGAGTCAGCGTGTACGTGACGTTGTAGCCGCACTGGACGATGGTTTTGTCCGGGACAATAGAGACCGAATAGGCCATTGCTATGGCACCGTTACGGGCACGGAAACAGCCTGTACTCCGGGAGAAGGAACGTTGTCCGACGTGTAACGAACTTTGTTCGTGACCTGGGGAGAAGCGTGATGCGTCACGAAGAGAACGAGCGTGAACGTGGCCGTCGAGCCAGCCGGCAAGCTCGCTGCTGTCCACTGCACCGTGCCGCCCGTGCCCACGCCGGGATTGGTCTGCGCAAATTGCGTGGCGTCGTTGGGGTCTTGAGACGCCGAGGTGTAAACGCAACCCGTGGGGATCTGGTCGCTCAGCAACACCCCGCTATCACCAGCGCTGGGATCGGCTGTGAGCCTGATGGTCCAGGTCACGTTTTGGCCTGGCGTTCCCAGACTCGTTACGTTCGGCGTCTTCGTGAGCGTAATTCCCATTCTGACTCTCCTT